CAATAGAGCTATTCAAATTACTACTTGGAACATTCGTCAGGTACCAAACACTGAGCAGTATGTAGCTATTGATGCTAATATGCCAGCAGGTGTTGAGCAAAATGAAATGGCTCAGTACGTGGGAACAGCAGGACCTCTTGCTGATGTACAGAGATGGGTCAATGATAGAAACTCTGTTTCAGAAAGAAATATAAATGTAGGATTGTTCGGACACATTCGTAATTGGTTTAATAGAAATACTGGGGTATACACCTTAGCAGAACTACAAAGCGACTACTTCCAAAAGAACAAGGCTAATGATTTGTACGCATCAAAAATCCCTCAAGAGGAGATAGATGAATACATGAATAAAAACTTTAGAAGCAAGCTTGATAAAGAAACACGTGAGCTGTTTAAGAAAGAGCTTGACATTGAAACACAATATGTACTTAACGAGAAGGGTGAAAAAACAGGTATTGGCGCATTCAACTCAGATGGTGACTTACTTGGATTAGAGCGTATTGAAACCTATTCAACTGCTCCAATTGGATACGATGTTGATGAACACGCAGAGAACAGAGTGGTTATTGAAGCTAGTAGAGTATTGGCTAGACAAGATAGCGATAAGGCTGTAGCTAAAAGATTTAGAGAGATACAGGATGATTACGAAATCAAAAGAAAAGAACTAAAGAAAGAAGAGTACAAATACATAGCAAAAAGAGTAGAAGAAGTTAAGAAGTCAGAGGCTGGCAACTTAATGCTTAGTCAATTTGTGGCTTCACAGAAGGTTCACGAGCTAAGACTATTCAGAGAGTCGCTTAAACACGCTGCAGACAAAGGAGCTACTGAACTTTGGTTCCCTACACCATATACTATTGCTGTAATTGAAGGATACGTAAGTGATAAAGGTAATGCTCCTTATGAAGTTATTCGTGGAGATGAAAGCTATCTTGAGCCCGGAGACCTTATTGATTACGGTGGAACTCGAATGATTGTCGTGGAATCAAGTAATGACTATATAGTTGTTGCTGCTAGAGATTCTGTTTCAGTATACGATATTGATGACCTAAGAAGAGATGAGGTTGATAACCGAATGAGTGAGTTGGAGTACAACTTTCAGGTAAGTGATATAAATGCAATAACAAGACAAGAAGCTGAAGAGTATGAAGCAGACGAGTATATGTCTGAGAACCTTAAGGATGAATTAAACTCATACTTTGAAGATAACCCTGAAGAAGAAACTGTTTCTTGGAATAAAATAGAAAGAGGTCTAAGAGACCGAATAGAAAAGGAATACGACTACATGACCCCCCAAGACTTGGCATCTTGGGCAGAGGAGATTTATGAAGATGGCGATACTATCTATACGATTGACGAAAGAAGGGCTACAGAAAATCTTGGTCAGCCTTCAGAATATCAAAGTGAGGTTGATGAGACCGACTTTGAAGATAACCTTAGCTCAGACCAATCAACTGTAGTCAACAAGTACGGAGAGCTTGGTGAGATGATTCGCAAGATGCGACCTGACGCTGAGGTGGTAAAAGATAATAATGGTAAGTCTTGGGTTAGAACCTTAATAACTGCAGAAGATGCAAGCAATCCAGTCATTGCTTTCCAAGAAGAGGGTGGCAAGATAAAAGGAGCTATTGATTTCTCTAACGATAACAAGGCTTCGGTCTACGTTTTTGATGGCGCTGATATCTCTACACTTACTCACGAAATGAGTGGCCACCTTGGCCGTAGGGTTCTCGAGAAGTTAGCTGAGACTAATACTGATTTCGCAAAAGACTATGAGACTGCTAAAAAGTGGGCTGGCGTTGAGAACAATCAATGGACTCGTGGAGCTGAGGAGAAGTGGGCCAGAGGGTTTGAGAAATATTTAAGGTCAGGTAAAGCACCAAGCAATGCGTTGAAAAACGTATTTGAAAAACTAAAGGATTGGCTTACGAATATTTACAAAACCATTAAGGGCAGCAGCATAGACATTAAGCTTACGCCTAGCATTACTTCTGTGTTTGATAACCTCTTAGCCACTAAACAAGAACAAGGCAAGGAGGTAGATGTACTAGAAGATGCTTTTGATTTCCTTGACAAAATAGATAAAGGCATTTCAAAAACATTAAAGACAAGAGCTAACGATGCGTTGCTTGGTATTCCTCTAACCGCTATTCAAGGAATGGTTAAAGGCCTAAAGGCATTGGTTCAGGGTGGCATGAAACTACGTGATGCCATCAAAAATATAGCTGCAGAAAACAACATCTCTCAGGAGATGCTTAGAGACATCCTTGATATTGCTAGTATTCAAGAGGATTTCAATACCTTGATGAATAAGGCTGATAAGTTGATAGCAACCCAGAAATCAAAAGAGATTCCTGAAAAGAAGATTGTATCCAACTTGGATAAAATGGTCCGAGATTTCTATAAGGATTTGGATGTCAATGATGCCCAGCGCAAAATCATGGAGCGTGAAGCACGTGCTAGAATGGGTGTTGAACCACGTAAGGCTGCATCAATTGGCCGTGTTATCGGTGTACTCAAGGACATTACCAACGTAACTAGAGAAGAGAAGCTAAAGATTATCTCAAGGATACGTGAGCTAGGAAGAGACGTGACTAAGGACTTGGCTAGTGAGATTAGAGAGTTGGCAGCATCTGGAAAGATTACTGCCACTCAAGCTGCTAGTATTGTTGCTAGAACACTAAAAATAAATCCATTGAATGAAGCCTCTGTATCCAACTTTGTTGATTACATGGCGAAGGTATTCTCTAAGGCTGATTACGTTGGGAAGATGGGCACTGCTTTAAGTCAAATTAAGCAGGCCAAGAAAAACATTAAGACTAAGATTGGTATTTCTCAAGACCTATTTGAGCCATTAAATCAATTGCTATCAATCAACCCAACACTTATACCTTTGAATCAATTGGAGAAGTACTTGGGTATCTTAGAAGACTTCAGCGCAAGAAAGGTTGTCCTTAGTATCCCCGACAGAGTCAAGGCATTGAAACAAGTCAATGAAATACTTGAAGAGGTAAGCAATGAGTTTTCTTTGGTTGACGAACTTGCGGATAGGTTTAACAACTACGAGGGCAAAGTATTTAACGAAGATGGCAACCTTAGCTATGCTTCAACTATCAAGGACATGATAGACGGTGGTATAATTACTACTGATGAAGCAGACTTGATGAAGAAGTACAAGTCTGAGATACTTCCTCAGGTAGAGCCTACGCCTGCTACTGATGCAGAAATTGAAGCAGATAAAAAGAAAGAGATAAAAATATTAAAGGAGCTAAAGATTGATAACAAGGAGTTCCCGTTGCCTAGCCGTGATGAGAAAGAGGATGCATTAAATCTAGCAAAGCTTATCAAAGAACTGAGCGTTGAGGACCTGATGAACCTTCCTTTGACTGACCTTAAAAATATAATAAAGGTTATAGGTAACATCAACAACGGGTACCTTCCTCATTATGCCAAGGTATCTATAGAGAAACTTGAGGCTATCAAGCAAGGCAAGGTTCTTTCTGGTGCCATAGAAAAAGCTAAGCCTTTGTCTTTCTCAAAACTATACTCAAGATTAAAAGATAAGTTTACAAAGAAGGGAGCTATAGATGAGTTGATAAGAGCGAACCCATTGTACTACATAGATAACGTATTCGGTGACTTTAAAACAAGAGACATCTTTAACTCACTTCTTGAGAACTCTGCTCAGGCTTTGTCTAGTTTTAACTCTGAGCTAAAAAGAGTGTCTCAAAAAATAGATGCAGCTCAAAATAAGGTATTGGCATCGTTCAGACAGAACCCTGACAAGTATCTGATGTCTAAGTTTAGAATGACAGCATATATGCTTCAGCGTGAGTACGAGTCAAACGTAGGTAAGAAGGGTGTTAATCCTGTCGCTGATTATCTCAAGGCTACTATTAAACATATTAGAAAAGGCAAGTCAGTCTTTAAAGAAGCTGATGCTGAGAAGCTGGAGAAGATACTTAAAGAGGTTGAAAGCTATACCATAGATGAGTTCTATAATACATTCAACAGCGCAGAGAAGAACGCCATTAAAGTGATGACTGAAATCAATGCATCTCTAGGAGAGAAGGCGGCCTACACTGCGTCTGTGATACGTGGTAATAAGGTTGAGTTGATGGACAATTATTTTCACCACAATGTTTTGCATGAGCAGAACCCTATGGATGCTACGGCTGCACCTGAGTTCTCCAATAGCTATAGCAACTCAATGCGTCCGACTACAAAGGCTAAGTCTTTGATTGAGCGAACAGGTGCTTTGACTCCACTGAACTTTGACTTGTTTACATCTACTCAAAAGGGAGCCAAGTTTGTGTTGTTGGATTACAATATGACCTCTCCTATTCGTACCGCTAGAAGAACCTTGATTCAGGCAGAGAAGAACCTAGAGAGTAAGGGCTTAATGGATAAGGAGAAGACTCAAATATTCAATGCCATAAACAATGCATACGAGGAAGCTCTTGAGAATATATTGACAAACAATATTGTTCAGGATGACCTTTCAAATGAAGTGTTTGACTTTATTCAGAAGCAAGGATACAGAGCTGCCTTAGCTGGCACTACTAGATTCCAAGCTGAACTAGCTTCTAACATTGTAAACGCCTTGCTTGTAAATCCTAAGGCTTTTGGGACAGGTATTATGAATGCAAAGCTTATTGCTTCAGCTAATGGGTATGAGTTCATGAAGAACGCAAAGTCAAAACAAACGTCTAGGCTTTATTCTACAGATGCCCTGTCTGGTAAGATGGTTGACCCACAGATACTAAAGCAAACATCAGGTATCAAGGGCAGCATTTCTAGAGGTGCCTTGAGAAACAGAACAACTCAGATTTATAATCTTACTCTAAAAAAGTTAGTTCAGAACCCTGTTGAATACATAGCTGATACAATGCTAACCACTCCAGATAAGGTGGTTTCGATGCCACTTTGGTTTGGTAGTTTCATGAATGAGTTCAAGAAAATAACAGGGGAAGAAGTTAATCAGGAGATGATGATTAACAACGACCTTGATTATATGCAGAAGAATGCAGATGCAATTGAGCAGGCCACAAGAAAGGCTGACCAAGAGTCTGTGTACTCAGGCGCATCTAATAACGAGTTCATGGGCATACTTAAAGGTAAGCTAAAGCCAAATCAAGGATTAACAGCAAAGATTTGGAACAACTTTAACACTTTCATGACCAACTTCATGAACTTTGATTATGCTGCAGCAAGAAGTGCAGTCTATAATTTGTTCAACGAAGGATACATGACTAAGCAAAAGGCTGCAGCTGTACTTGCTGGCATCACAACTAGGTCTGTAATCTATCAGGTTATGGTGGCTAATATGGGGGCTGGTATTGTTGGAGCTGCACTTGGCCTTGCATTCGATTGGGAAGATGAAGAAGAAGTGGATGAGAAGTCATACTATCAAATGATTGGCAGAGGATTGGCTAACGTGTTGGCTGGATATACCGTTGGAAGAAACTTTGGCAACGCAGTAAGAGGAATGATAAACTTTGGTGTAGAAAAAATAAACGAAGAGTATCTTGACTTCCTTAGAAATGGAGAGTATGATTTCTACAAGGACAACATTGCATACACTTACATAAATGTTGGTGACAGAGGAGATATAGACGTTCCAAAAATAGCTATTAATATGGCAGGGGCATATACCCCTGCATTGAACACAGCTGTATTGATAGGCAAAAACTTTGGGGCACTATCTAGCAGAGTAATGGGAGATGGTCCAACAAAAAAAGAACCTGATGCTATACGAAGAGAGGACATGACTGTGAATTACAGGATACCTTTAGAGGTTGCCGGCAACGCAGGACTAATTCCTTTTTACAAAGATATAAAGAGGGCTGTAAACGATGAGATTTATAAGGACCTACGCAAGGCTGCTAGTACCCCTGAATCAAGTATTACTACTCCTGATGATTATGATAAGCTGAAGGACTTGAAAGAGCTAAAGAACAAGACTAAGAATCAGGAAGAGCGCAGGGCTATAGACAAAAAGATTGTTGAGATTGTAGGCAGCGAAGAGGCTAAGGCTGCAATTGATAAGCAGAAGGAGATGTTGACTGCAAAGAAGAAAAGGCTACTTTATGATTCAAGCAAAGGACAGAGATACAATAATGAGAGTGATATGAAGCGATTGAATCCTTCCCTTTGGAGAAAAAGATTCGGGCCTAACTCGGATTGGAATAAAGAAACCAAGGCAAAGGAAGCTGTTGAAAGTAAATTACAAAAGGAAGCTACGGCTAGAGAAGACAAGGAGTTTAAGAAAAAGAATAGGGGTAACTAAACGTACCTCACGTACTTCATAGTCTTATTCTTGTCGTAGTAGACCATCATCTCATCACGGGGAGGGAGACCTCCCCACTTTATTACTCCATCTATCTTAGTGGCCTCAGCGTAGATGATGCCATCGTCACAGGCCCAGACAATCACAGGATTGAGTCGCTTCTCTATGAGCTTGTTTAACTTACTCAAAGTAATCGGCAGAGGGTAAGATGTCTTCATGGTCCTAATCCTTCCAACCACCTCAACATATGCAATCAGTTGTCCTCTATCATCGGACACCTTGTAGTCTATGTCGAACTGGTCAAGCTTCTTGTAGGAGCCTTTAAAAATACTTACGAACAAATCAATTGCTTTTTTTTCCCTTAAAATATCTGTGTCCGTTTCAAAAATCATCTTCCTCTATTGATTTCAACATTAATCTTAAATCGTAGATAAGTTCCTTCAGCTCTATCTCAGCCTTCTTGAAGTCCCTATCCACTACGTTCTCATAAATACTAGCTAACAGGACGTGGTTTAAGCCCACCCTTGCAGCAATTCTATTTGCCCTAGCATTTTCTCTCTCTCGTTTTTTTTCCATGGTCTGACATAGTTTCAAACACTTGGACTAGTTTCTCGAATACTAAATGCTCTTCACCCAATGGAGTATTGATGTCAACAAGCTCGATAACCTTTCTTATCCTATCGTACTTATCTTCAACTTTCTCTAACCCACTTCTGTCCCAAACAGAGTAACCCATCTTTATGCTTCTGTCGGGGACATACTCATATTGGTCCTGTACAACTTCCTTTATTGTTATGAAGAACAAATCTTTACACTCTAGATATTTCTCCTTCACATCAGGGTTATACTTCAAAAGGTCTTCTACGTCTCCCATGTAGTACATATAAACCCCGTAGTCTCTCTTTAGAAAGTCACAGATGTCATCACTTGAGAATCCGATGTCACTTAGTATTTTACAAAACACCTTCCTTGCGTTTACGTTGTTTTGTTTTTTTGAATACTCTAAAATATTTGCTTCAAACTCTCTGTTCAATATCTGAGACAGAGCTTCCATCTTGGTGTACTTATGCATTATCATTTGATTCGATTCCTTTATAGATTTCAACTTTAATTCCGTGAGCTTTGAGCTCTTTTATTCTGTACTTCTGTAGCTCTGATGTCTTCCCTCTCTTTGGTCTCTTAACCTCGTAGAACTCCACGTCTGAGTTCTTTGGTATAGCTATTAAGTCAGGGATGCCATTCTTGTTGGTGTTAATCAACTTGATGACGAAGTATCCCTTGGACTCTAACTCCTTGATTAGTTTTGATTGTATTTGTTGTTCTGTCATACCATTAATAACTCGCTTATGGGGACCAAGAAACCAACTGAGGTGTCATCGTCACCGCCATTTCTTATGTACATATTGTGCTTGTAGTAGTACCTCAGTCTTTCCTTTAGATTCTCTACGTTCAATATGATGGCGTTGTTGAACTCAGCTATTATGTACAAGTAATACTCGGCATCTGTTACTGCTATCCCTGATGGCTTGCCTCTAGAAGAGTATTCGATGAAGATATTGCCAGTGACGTGAGCCATTGAGTCGAACTTAACCTCGAGCTTAAATGCTCCAGAGAAAAATTCTTTAGCCCAGTCTTCACCAATCTGTCCAACAACTACATCGTGCTTGAAACTTCTTGAGTACTTCATTATTCAAGGATTAGGTTTACGGTGCCGTCAATCTCGTACATCTCACCTATCTCGAAGTATCCAAACTGATGACCGAACCTTCGCATCACTTTTTCTACCTGACTATTGAGCCGTTCCATATCGTGGAACTTGTGCCCGTGTACCTTGTATATCATGTTAGTCGTTGAATGTTTCTTTGTCCTCCTCTGCATAAATTTCTGCAGATTCTTTTACCCAATTTCTAAAGCTATCTTTACCGAATCCCATAGCGATTGTAAGCGATTCAATTGTTACCATCACTTCATGGAAATCTATGTCGCTATGGTCGATTTCAATCGTGATAGTTTTACCGTAATGCTTAACAGTAAATACTGTTGGCTTACTCATGTGTGCTATTATTCTGTGCATTTTTTTGTTATTTCTTTTAATTGTTTGAAAATAATTTCTGCATTGTCTCCCCAGTACATATCACATTTACCATCCTTGATAGGGGCTTCCATAAAGTAGGATTGCCAATACTCATCAGGCTTAGCTGTATATCGATAACAGGTTTCTTTGTAGGGACAATTTGTCCCCGGGCACATTGTTATGTCTGGCATAGTTTAATAAATTTTATAGTAGTAAGTATCACCATTAGAACCTATCCTCATTCGCTCTTGTGAGCCCGTCATTATTCTTATATTGGCTGTATCAGAGGTTGAGTCAGTAGTTATTTTTGTGGTCGCAATTTGCGACTGCTCTGCTAGTATTGCAGGTGCTGCTATTGCGGTAGTGGTTAGTAATCCTAACCGCTTTAGAAAGTCTTTTCTATTCATATTTATAGGGGGTGGGTCGGGTAGTCATTTCTTACCGTACGTTTCGTTGTAGTATTGTTGAACATTAATAAATGCTGTTAGTACATCCAAGTCTTTTGCTTTATTCAAACATAACCTTGCAAAATTAATTGATTGCTGTTTCTCAATCTCTTTGGCTTCTGCTAAGTACTGTGCCCTCATCTTGTCTGCTTGTTCTGCTGATATCTCATCTCTATTGCGTAACCAAGTGACGTACATATACTTTTCTGATAAGAAATCTACTGCTGTCTGTTTCATTTCTATTTGGTGTTTACAATTTCAATTAATTTTTTAAGACATTCAAGTTCTGCTTCTTCGTAGGTTTGAAAGCAATCAAAAATAATATCTGACCCTCCTATCTTGAATCCATACATAAAATTATTAGAAGGTCTTAATTGACTAAATATCTCACCAATCAACCAGTAATTATATCTAAACCATCTAAATGCTTGTGAGAATGTTGGCGCAGATATCACACAATGGGGGATATATTTAATCATCACGTCATCCCCCTCAGCTCTGTAACCAAAACAAGGTTCATCAAACCCTAATTTCTTTAGCTCCACCGATTGTTCGTAAGGAATAAATTCGTTTTTCATTTCTTTTCTGTGTTAAAGGTTCCGTTTTCGTAGGTTTCTTCGTAGTATTCTGCCGCATCATCTAAGCTAGCTCTACCTTCCATCTTATCACCCTCCAAATAAGAATCTTGAGTCTGCTCCTTCTCTACCTCAAGCAATTCGTATAACTCTCTCTCAACTTGTTGAAGATGATGAGCGGTATGCTTACCCATTAGAGTGTCATTCATTGACTCCATTCTGTTTCTCACCATCGCAATGGCTTGTTGTATTGCTGTCTGTTTCATATAAATTTTGACAATAATATTCCAAGAATAGCTGATGATAATCCAACCACCAAACCATTTGTAAAACATTTAGCTCCATAACGAAGAAGATTAGACTCTTCAATATTCTTGGCTTTAGCTAGATTATAACGCCAAGCAAACTTATCCTTTGGTGTATCCCATAGTTTTTCAAATAAATACTCTGCTGCTGTCTGTGTCATATAAATGTTGCGTTTAATTTTTGACTAATTGGTATCTGATTCATTTTTTAATGTTTTAGAGAAATGCGAAAGCGTATAATCTTTCTTGTCTGATACTGCTTTGTATATGTCTTGTTCAATACCTCCCTGTGAAAACACCCAGTAGACCTGATTCTCTAGCCTTTCCTTGGTTGTCATCCTGTCCTTGCTCTGCCAATAACTAGTAGCGCTGAAGTCAATGTTGTAGTACACCAAGAAGTCAGCGTCCCGAAGGGAGATGCCTTCTCGTCCTGATACAATCTGCAACGCTATGTTCTTGTCAGTGTCTTCGAATACACTCAGCTCGCTAGTCAAGTCATCCCCGAACACCTGCTTCAAGGCGTTGTACTCTTCTTTAAATTTATAGAAGATGCCTACCTTACTTCCTTGAAATTTTTGTTTAATGAACTCTGCCTTGGTGGTGTCTAGCACCATGCTGTTGCCGCTCTCGAACTTAATGGTGCCACTGCATAGCTGGTGTACCTTCATCATCAACTTAACAGCCGTGTCCGCAAGTATGGTCTCCTCCTTACCCTCGATTACTAGGTCCCGCTTGAGCCTCTTAATCATGCTGTAGGTTGAGTCCTTCATTGGAACATACAGCACCTCCTCCTTCACCTCTGACTTGAATCCAGCCTCAGCCTGCGTGTAGTTAATCGTGTACGGCTCCATTGCCTTGATGATATCATACAGCCCATGGCTGTAGTCTTTAATGAACATCGAGTTGATTTTCTTCTGCTTTACGTTCACATATTTATCGCAAAATCTGTAGAAATTTGCGAACTCACTGAAGGGATTATGAGGTATAGCATAGACCTGATGATACATCTGAGAGTAGCTCTCAGGGGTCGGTGTACCTGATAGCAGTATCACCTTTGGTCTATACTTTCTTATCACCTGAGCCACCAGAATAGCCCTGCTACTTGGCTTAGGGAAAGCCCCCATACTGTGAGCCTCATCGCAAATCACCAAGTCCCACTCCTCATTGTCCATCACCAAGTGAAGGCTCTCGTAGTTGATTACCGTAATCTCATACGATGGCACAAGCATCCTGTAGTCAGCCTCGATTGTGCCAATAGCCTTCTTTTTGGTAACAAACAGCACCTTCTTTAGACCAAGCTTTTCTGCAATGCCTAGACTCGTGAGAGTCTTGCCAGTCCTTACTTCCATTGCTAGATATAAGAACCCATGTTCATTTAGAATACTGGAGCCCTTCTTTATGATGTCCCACTGATAATCTCTGAACTGAATTTTGCCCTGTGTTATTACTACTGGGATTTCCATTTGATTTAATTTATGGTAGTGCTCCTTGCTCCTGATTAATTTGTCAATGACATCTTGGTCTTGCTTGTGCTTGAATACCTTAACCATTTCCACCTTCTTACCTCTGCCGACCTTTGTCTGGTAGCTCTGAGTAAGTATTGATAGTAACGTGTCGCAATAGTCTAGCATAGACTGGTTGCTGTATGCTGGTATCCTTGCCAGAACTTGTGTCATTTTTTTATCTTCTTAATCAACTCATCAAGGTTCTCATCACTCAGGAAGCTATCCTTCTCAGCGCTCCAATAGTCTAGGTACTTGTCTCTATGTATCGCATACCACTTGTTGGTATACTCACTGAAGTGGAACACGTAGTTCCAAATTATTACATTACTCATCGTCTTTTTTGCTTTTAATAATTATCCATCTACCCTGTTGGTCCCTGTCCTCTTCAGGCAAGGTACCTTCCTTATAAATTGCGTAAGCAATCAACCACTTGTAGAACTTAGTTCTACTGATGCTCATTCGACCTCTAGGCCCATAGTCAGGGTACTCCTCCACGAAGTTAGAATACAGCTCATTCTTGTACAGCCTAGTGTCAACCTGTAGCATCACGTTTCGCTCTGCACTATCCACCAGACCACACCACTCGATAAACTCATGGCAACTCTCGGCAGATAGCTGACGTATTTTCAAGTTAACAAATCTGCTTTTAACTAGTCCCGTCCTCAGGTAATTTTTAAGACATCCAATCATGTAGTTGTCAAACTCACACCAATCGTCATCGTTCCAATCACCGAACATAAGCCTTCCGAACTCATCCTGTGGCGTGTAGTCCTTTCTGTAAAATTGGTGTAGCTCCAGCTCCCACTTACGTCTTGCAAATGAATTGCCGGCACCCTTGATTGCATAGTTTGTAGTGATGGCAATCTTTGGTGACTTGGCGAACGGAATCTTGATGGCATCCTTGTTCTTCTTCTCAAGAGTTAGCCCTTCAGTTACCACACTGAACAAACGCTCAAAGTCAAAGTGCTTTCTCACATCATCGAAGCAAAGTATCTGGGTGTCTGCTGACACCAACTGATAGGCGAAGCTACGCTCGAATGCAAATGACTTACCATCAATCACCACTAGCTTCTTCATCTTGCTAAGCGCATTCATAAGCAATCCTTTTCCTGTACCTCCCTCAGGGTTGTCGCTTATCACTTCGTCATTGAGGATTACCGCAGGACAGAAGCCAAGGTTCTTATATCCGTGAAGCAGGAATCCCATCGTACTTTCCATGGACTTGATGCGTCCCTCATCGCCACCATTGATATTGCTGACAAACTTTTTAAAATCAAAGTTGTCTGACACACTACACTTGACAAAGTTCCTGTCAATCACGTGGTCTTTCCAGACATATCCGCCAAGGTCAATGTAGTCCAATAGTGAAACTCCATCCTTTGTTATTCTTACAGCGCAGTTCTTGTAGTACAGGTAAGACGCATCCTTTGTATCCGCAATGAAGTAAATCTCAATCGTAGAAAGCAAGGAGAGAAACTCCTCCTTGAAGAACCTAGTCTGGTCTGCGAAGTAATTGTATACTCCAATGTCATCTAGCTCAAGCAGGTGGTCCAACACGAAGTCCTTAATCTCTTTGTCGGAAGTGTGGTCAATCAAGTTGTTAGTGACCTTTACAAACACGTAGTTCTTTCCTCCCTCAGGGCAGAACTTGTAGAACCCATTGTCCTCAAGGAACTGCTTGAACTGAATGTGAATTATCTTTACTACTCCCTTGTCATTCCTATCCCAGAAGGTTTGCTTTGAATTCTCTTCCTCTACCTTATTGAGCACGGATTCGATTATATCGCTCTCCAAGTGGGAGTCCTGCAGTTGGATGCGAATCTCTTTTTTTGATACGCCACGTCTGAGTTTGGCTCTGATGTTATTGATGCGCTCCTCATCCTCATAGTACTTGGTCCCGAAGTTAGCCGTGTGCTTGTAGGCAGAGTCAATTGTATTGGCAATCTCCCGAGTTGTAAAGTCCTCAGAGGCGTACTGATTCAATATATAAGATGCCAATCCCTTGTTGATTCCAAAGTCATTGAAGGCCATGGCTAGGACATAGCAGTTCTGATTGCGCTGTCCCTCGTTCATTGGATACTTCTTTGTCCACCACTTCACGAGTATGTCCACAATCTTATTCTCATCCGTGATTGGAATCGTAGGCTGGTCTCTGGTCTTGTTGACCTCTGTGTACTCAGGCTCCTCAATCAAGTCCCATATACTGCTGTTCTCGTTGATGTGCAGGAGCGGGTCGTAAGACTCGTAGCATACACGTGATAGGTTCTTGCTAGTCTTGTCGAAGTAAGGGCTGTTGAAGTACTTCTCTAGGCTGTTGAAGTAGTTGGTATGGTTCTCTGCATCTGCAGGAATCTTTACCAATACCTTTAGCCCGTTCCCTGACGGGCTAATGAATACAGAGAAAACGTACTTGTTCTTGGATAGGCTCTCCTTGTCCTGTAGCAACTCCTTGGACTTATCATAGCCATCGAAGTCTAGGCATATCAATCCTGAGTGCTGAATCAGGGATGAATCTGTTCTCTTGTTGAATGTACCGCTGAAGCAAATTGCAGGCAATAGCTTCTTTAGTTCCTGTCGCTCAGGCTTGCGCTTCTCTAGGCGTATGCGCTTAACCAAATCCTTTGTGGACTCAGTCCCTTCCTTAATTCTATTAAGGATTAGCCTCACGTCCCTATGGAACGGAGTGTCCGTATCCCTGATACTTTTAAATATGGTTACATCTTGTGTCATAAATGTTGAATGGGTGTCGATTTTATGTCGTGTAAGTTACTGATTATCAAACTACTGTCGATTATGTCAATTTTATTCTTAAAATTTAATTAAAAAAAATAAAAAGAATAGAAATTATATATAGAAAGAATAGGGGAGTTTGTGTTGACATTTTCGTCAGGCAAAAAGGCTAAAAAAAAGGGAGAGATTGTCTCCCCCTATTTTTCCTCCATTAGAATGGCAACTCACCATCATCCTCAGGCTCTGGTAGTACCACCTTTGCTTGTGGCTTAGCCTTCACTTCAGTTGGCTTGGCTCCAGAAGGTGCCTCGTAGGTGTCTAGCTCAACGTAGTGGTTACCGCTACGAGCGGTCTTCACGTTCAGGTTGACCCAGCCATTACGCTGGTGTTCCTTGAGGAATGCTACTGCATCATCAACTTTTAGAGATAGTCTCCCCACTACAAAGTCAGGAGCCTTTTCGTTTCTCTTGAAGGAGAAACCTTCTGCAAAGATTTTTTCGTCTTGTGCCATTGTGTAAATTGTTTTTGTATGCCTCAGTCTATTTGAACCAACACCTACCTCTGAGGCTAAGTAAATGTTAGTTGTAGTCAGGACAGGACTCGAACCTGTAAACTCACCATTACACCAAGACGGTTACACCACTGGAATCACTCAAAGCTTGGTCTTTTTTCTTCCAACGTGACTGCGTTACCAATTCCGCCACCTGACTAGGTTATTTGTGGCTAGTGCAGGTACTGCCCCTGCTGCTTGGTCTTTTGCATTTTCAGCGTCACCCATGATTTACTTTTAATCTAACTAGCCTGTACGGGTCTCTCCCCGTTAGTCACCACTCGCATTTTGCGCATCAATTAGAAGTCGCTTCCAAAAAGCATCTTCGCTTATCTATTATAGCTGCGACCGAGGTTCTCACTATTCGTAGTCAGGACAGGATTCGAACCTGTATGGTAGGCTTATCTAGAAAGCCGTTTGAAGTACCTATTTCAAAGGTATTACGGAGCTTTACACCGACTGATTACGGACACCAACCTTTGCTTTTAGCGTTTTCCCATGTACTTCCCGTAATAACAGGGCACACTTTCCGCCACCTGACTATTAGTTTATTGATTTTTAGTTATACCAAATTTTTTAAGAATGTATTGTAATTTAGAAAGGGATGTTGATAAACCTTCTATTTTAGGAATTTCTTTATCCCACATATCAACACCTTCTACAATTACTGATTCCGCATCCGCACAATCAAAGCAAACACCAAACCTTAATTCTAAATTACGACCACAACATTTACAATTATTTTCCATATCATTTAATTTTTAGTAGTCAGGACAGGATTCGAACCTGTAAGTGCCACACCTTGCTGTTTGGTTATGAACCAATGATTATAGGGGTAATCATCCATGCGTTTACCAATTCCGCCACCTGACTATTTAAAAAGGGAGACTACCTGCTAACACCTCACACCCCAATTGCAGGCAGGTGGGGTCCCTTAGCCTCCCTTATTATTAATTTAATAAACAATTCTCTTAAATGCGTTATCAGTTAATAAAGAGGTAACAAATTTTCCATCCTTATCTAGGATAATTACTGCAAGTATTGAAAATCCTTGATTAACTAACTTAATAATTTGACCTGTGTCACCCTTCTCCCAATCAAAACTACCCTTGGTAAATTCTATTTCTATTTCTTCCATTTTTTTATTGATTAAAGTAAATACTCATCTATGTAGTAGTTCTCGATGTTGTCCGTAGGAGTGCTCCCGAAGTACTTAGAGAAGACTTCTATGGCTCTGCCTACCTTGGCCTCACCTGAGCGAATGAAGTCCTCAGTGGGCTTAAAAATGCCCAATACGCCTGAGCCCTTGTCAATCACATAAAACACCAACGGCTTGCCAAACAACTGCTGATAAATATAGCACTGCGAGTCGTAGTTGTATGCCTTCGCTGAGTATTTAAACTTATGGATATCGCTGGTAGTCTTCAAGTCAATCAAGAAGTCCCAGCCAACGATGTCTGCCTTGCCCTTCCACATCATCCCTTGAATCATGCCTACAGCAGGTACCTCAAACTGATTGCCTTCTCTAAATATCTCATCGTAGAATGTGATGTTGCCCTTGATGATGTCAACCAGATTCTCTACCTCCTCCATCTCCTTCTTTAGCATACAGAACGGCAAGTTATTAGTCTCGCAGTAGTTCTTGTACTCCTTGGTAGTCCTTGTGCTTACGTCCACGAATGGAGTTAGCTTGGCCTTCTCGGGCTCCAGAATCAATTGGTGAAAGTAACGGCCATCCATGAAAGCTTTGTTGTCTTCCCGTGACTTACCGAAATCCTTTGGGTTATTCAATAGCGTACCGATGTCAGAGTTGGATAGGTAGTTCTTACCTATACCGCTATAGTACTCCTTATCATCTGTAAGGAGAGCCAAGATATTTGGCTCCCCTGTTAGGTCAATTGTCTCCAATAGTGTCTTCATTATTTGATTAGGTCTACGATGGCTTGCTTCACTTCATTAGTCATGCTGTACTTTCTGCTCAACTGCTGGCCTATCTTATCAAACCCTAGTTGCTTGTTATCCCGCACATACTTCTCAACGCTCTTCCAATTGTCTGAGCCCGTCTGTAGTTCAATAAGTTCCTTAGAAGGATTAGCCTTTGCAGGTGCAGGTGTAGGTGCCGTTGTCTCAGCCTCAGGCAGGTCCTCACCAGCATAGATGTAAATGCCAAGGCCAAACATCGCTAGGTTCTTAACCAAGCAACGCATCAAGGTCTTGTTGATGTCAAACGTAGTCGCTGATTCAACGGTCTTGTCTCCGTACTTGGTGCTGTAGGTGTATGAAGTCTTCAGCATAGATTTGTTTGCTCCATCCATGACAGGCAACCACATTGGCAGTGTCTCACCTTCGATGGTCACCTCTGTGTTAACCATGAAGCCAAGTACCTCATCGTACTCCGTGGGTAGTAGCTTGTAGGTTGCATCTGGGCACTCTCGCTTTGTTACTGCCCATGCCCATGCCCACGATAAGTAGGTGAGGTCTTTCTTCTTTTCAACGTGCTCGTTGACGTTGATGGCCGATAGCCTTTCGAATACTGATTTTTTCTTTTCCATTGGGTGTTTTAATTAATTAAATAAATACTGCTCTTTCTACTTCCCGTACTACAGATACGTAGTCCTTGTCTTCTGCTATCCTTTTCTCGACAGCAGATATGCCATGAATGATTGACGAATGGGTGATTTCATAGCCACATTCATTCATGTACCTTTCGATGTAAGTGATTTGCATCGGCCTCTTGGCGCATAGGTAGTAAGTCAATTGCCTAGCATCAACTACATTCCGCTTCTTTGTCTTGGAGAAGAAGTCCTCCTTGGTTATCCCAAATAGGTCAACGACCCTATCCACGTACTGGTTAAAAACTTCCTGTTTCATGTGATTGAATATTATTTCTGTAAAGATATTAAATTGTTTAATACTAGTCTATTTTTTGCATGACTTTTTCCAAAAATAAATTCTTCTCCACCTCCTCTATGTTATTACTCCGATTGGTGTTGCTAAAATAGTACGAGCCACCGAATAAGCCTTGAATGTAGTGTCCGCTATCATATAGGACCACCTCATCACAGGCTCCCAGCAGTTCAGCAGTAGGATTAAGAGACATAAAGTGTTTTCTTGTGTAGCAACGACCAGAGTCTTGCCAATCTTTAAAATTTTCCATTTGATTATTTTTCGTTTAATTCTGACTTTAATTTTTCAATGTACAACGTAGCGTCCATAAGTTCTTCTTGCAAATGGGTAAGCCACTCAATTAAGGTGGCTTTGTTATCAACTAGCGTTGTCCCATACTTGGCTATGCCAATCTCAGACCTTTGCCTGTACTTGGCTATCACATCCTCGACTATCTTATCCATAGACTGCCTCCCCCATGGCTAAGTATTGGAATACTACGTCAGCGGAATCGGCATCGCCCTCCTCGTTGATGTGGCGCTCAATTGCCCATCTGTTCTCGCTGTTATACAAGTCCTGTAGGCGCTGTTGCATAGTCTCGATGCTTATCCATCCTACAATATCCTCCTCATTCTCTGCATCGTTGATAGGTATAGCTACTCCATGGTCAAGCACGGCCTTCAAGATAGCTACGGCTAGGTAAGGCTCATCTGATTTTCTTACTACTTGTCTGATACGCTTAACCGCATCCTCGCTTAGGAAGTACCAATAGTTACTACCACCTTCTAGTGCGGTGACGAAGATGTCCTCTAGGACCTCTCTGTCCAATTCGATTTCTAATTTCATTTTTCTGCTTGTTTTTGGATTTCTTGAATTACTTCGATTACAAAATACTCTTCTTTCTTTGTGACGCAGTCTGACATAAACATTGCGTCCGTGACGCATTCAAGGGTGTGCTCAAGGTCTAGGTCCTCGGGCACCTCGATTTCAATTGTGACTTTCATTTGATTTTTTTATAGATGACGTAAAATAATAGACCTACGTGGAGGCCAATGTAAATTGCTAGTGCAAGGGGTATTGAGATGAATAGAATTTGCATCAACTCCCCTATGATTGATAGCGCCCTTTTCATGGCTAGTTCTTTGATAGGGTGTTAAACAATTCGTCCATGTCATTTGAGTTGTTGAACTGCTCAACAACACCAACCAGCTGGGTCGTGGCCATCATCAAAATGATTTTGTAGTCTATGCAGGTGTGGATTAAATGACTTAGCTTACTGATTTTGTTCTCGTCATTGGCCTCGTAGATAGCCATCACGGCTGCCAGCTGGGTCGCAAATGAGTTAGCGTCTATGCCAAGGGCATCCACTAAGGACGTGGCATCGTGGTTAAATTGCATTTCTTTTTTCATGGTTTGGTTGGGTTAAAATGATAATTCTATGAACTGCTCATAGGCCTTTATTGACCTTTTTGGGTACCTCTTTTTGAGTTCCTTCACTATTTGCTCGTTGGTGTACTCCATGCCCTGCTCTCGCTCTGCAAATACAATCGGGTAAATTACTTCTTGAATATCATCGCTTGTCAAGTCTGTAATGAGAAAGAAATCCTCCTCACTATATGCTGTGGTGTTGATTTTGTATGCGTTCATGGTTTAAGTGTTTATGTATCCTACTTCTACTCCAATCTCTAGCCCGAATTCTAGGCACGTATGCAGGTCCTCAAGGCTAACTACCAATGACTCTGAGCCATCGGGATACAGGGCGTATATCTCAAATAGGTCTGAGAAATATATCTCCTCGGCTCTATCTGTGACCACCAGCCACACGAAGCCATCTACAATTTTAATGTTTGATTCTCTCATTTTCTGATTTGTTTTGGGGTTGTTGAACTTATAATATGCGAACTTAATACGAGAAATAGACATATGCAAGCGCAATGCCTTATTTTTTTACTTTTGCGTACAATCTGGACCGATTTATTGGTGGTTCAAGGTGGGCGTACCTCATGCACGCCCTATCAATTGCCTCGAATGTGGAGGACGCTAGGCCCTCCCAAATCAATTCCTTGCTTATCCACACGCTGAAATAAGTTTTCTTTTCCACACGCTTAGTCCATTTTAGTTAGGTTAAATGGCTCCGCATCTAGGCCAAACTCAAACGTGTAGCCCTCGGCCTGTAGGTCCGCCAGCATTCTAAAACAAGCCTCATAGCTTTTCTCCTCCCAAGCGTAGTCCCACAAGATTTGTTGAACTCGCTTAGGTAGTGAATCAATTGACTCAAATAGGTCCTCCATCTTATTTTAGGTTTTCGTTTACAGGATAATGCCGAACGCCTTTTTTGTCCGACTCTAAATTGATATTGAACTTCTCATGCAGGGCTTCTAACTCCTGCAGATATTGGGCGCCTTGCTCGGCATTTAGACGGGTCAAGCGGTCAATTACGTCTTGAATTAACTCACGTCTTTTTTCGAAATTGATTTGATAAAACATAGTTTTTTGGGGGTTGGTTAATACATTATTTTCTCTAGTTCTAGGCCATATAAATGACCAATGTAAATGACTACCAGCATTATTCCAAATGCAATAATAGTAGATAGGATTTCGGATTTTAGGTGTTTGCTCATGGTTTTAGATGTTGTTTTTGGTGCAAAAATTGTCAAATATGCGCAAAGGTCTGGTTCGCTTCCTTGCGGTCCCTGTAGGCCTTGGAATCCACGCAATAGGCCTTGCCATCGTAAAATATGGACTCGCCCTTGTTAATTGTTTTGCCCGTCTCAGCGCAATTGCTTTTGAATCGGGCGGTAATAAATCTACCCATAGTTTTTGTGTGTTTTGGTTAAGAGCCCTCACGGGCTTTCTAGCAATTAGCCGTCATCAGTTAACCTACTACTAAATTTTTGTTTACGCCATCGGCATCGGATTGCTCAATTTTTACGGCCACATCAAGCCATTTCTCGGCCTTCTCGTAATAGGACTCAGATGCCCCAGAAAAGCCCTCTTGCATAGCGTTTACGCTCTTAGCTGAATAATGCTTATACAGGCCGAACGCCTCAAAACGACTCACTTCTACCAAGTTGGCTTGGGGCTCGGCATTGGCGATTTCTTTTAGGGTTTCTAAAAACCAAAAATGGCTACGAAGGTTCAATTCATCACTTCCCCAAATCGATTGCGCTATGTCCATTAAAACGCTAATTTCACCGCTTAAAAATCCCTTTTCAACTTCGTTTTGGCGTAACTTTTCTAATACTTCGAGACACATTTTGTACTCGGATAGCAATTTTTTTGCGAGGATTTGTTCTAGATTTCTCATGTTTTTTAGGTGTTTTGGTTTAAATTAATGTTCTAAGATTTGAATGTTTTTGGTGCCCTTTCTTTGTCCACTGCATAGGCCACATTTTTCGCAAGTGGACTTGAATCCCGCTTCATTTGATGCCGGGCATACTACTGCATTTGCTAGTTTTTTGTCGGTCGCAATGAACGAACGGAAGCCTAGTTTTTGGGCTTGCGTGGCTTGGTTTTCTGTATGCGTGGAGGCCATAAAAAATTGGGCGTAGTCGGGCTTTTTGGACCATTGATGAGTATAGCCCGTGTGGGACTTACTAGCGTTAACCATATTTGAAACCAAGTTCAAAGGAATCAAGGTCGGTTCCCCGTAGGTACCAAATCGGATATATTTGTCGTTTGAAATCTCAACTATTTTCTTTTCCAGCAAATGAATTGAAGGGATTTCGTTCACGTTTTTAAATTCACGCGCAATGCTTTTAAGCATGGAAAGAAAGCCAGCGTATTGCTGGTACTTATGAGTATAGCATTTAAGATAGGCCCTAAATGGGCAATCAAAACATACAGAGTCGGCAAGGTCAAAAAACTTTTTTGGGCTTATTTTTTCCCCTTGTTTAACCGACTCGGCCACGTAATTTAGTTGCGCATCCGAGAAACTATATACCTGTAGTATTTTCTCTTTGCCTGCAGAAATTTTCCCGTTCGTACTTTTGCCTAGTCTAAAAACTAAAATGGCATCCTTTACTTTTGTCGTTACTCGCATAATTTTTGGGTGTTTTGGTTATAAATTATTTGTAGTAAATTTTCTCAATGCGGTCGGCTTCTCTTTTTGGTAGCTCGGCCAATGCATCTAGGTATTTGTCGAATGCATCAATACAAATGCGGTCGTATTTTTTGAAGGCCTTTTCGTCCTCGTCCCCCTCGGCATGGTCCCTTAAGGTGTTGTTTTGGTCGTACTTTGCAAGGTATTTGTAGGCCTTGCCTACTTGTTTTTGGTGCTTTTTGTTCAATGCTGTAATCATAGTTAGTAGGTGTTTGGTAGATGATTCGTTGAAATGATGTACAATTATAGTATATCGGATAATTCCATGCAAATGTTTTTAAGTTTTTTTTAAAAAATATTTTTAAATCTTTTCAAACCAATTAGTTAGCATGACAACTATTCGCACACTAAGTTTAAGTATACTAAGGAAAGGGGGCGTATAAAGAGACCTCTGTATACACGTGTTGTATTCATTCATTCGCATATTCGTGTAAGCGGGTAAGCGAAGGCGAGCAAGCACCAAGGACCAATGCATTATATATGGCACCCTTATTAGTTTACGTGTTGGGTCCCCATGGGGACTACATGGCCATGGGAAAACGCCAAAAAATCGGGAAAGCGCCAAGGAATTCGACCCCCCACCCCCTAAAAAAAAAGTCGTTTCCTGTGGAGAGCTCGCTGCGTCAAACTGCTATATAGCCCCCACACTCTAGATATCTCGTGTCCGATATCTCATTCGGAATTAATCCGAGTTACATCTTATAGGTTTACATTTGTGGAAGTTTTGTTAATCCAAAAGTTATTATCTTTGGGAAGTTGCAACTAAACAAAAGATATTATGAAGGGATTAAAATTAAGTAACTCGATTTATGCCAGCAAGATGATGGCTGGTAGTGGACTAGATGTCCAAGGAGGCAGGTTGATTAACAACAGACCTGATGGTGTTAGCGGCATTGCTCAGGCTGCTTCTGCTAGGAAGGCCATGAAGCGTATGGATAAGATTGACATGATTGCTGCTGGTGTTTCCATGGGAGACATGAGAAGTGATATGATGGAAGAAGAATGTTAAGACATAGTGTTTTGGGTGTTTGTATCAGAAAGGGGTGTCCATATTGGTCACCCTTTTTTTTATTGATTCTACCCCCTGATAAATCATGGGATAGCCTAAACGAAATTAGTTTTTTCGTAATTCCGACATTATCGACATGGTTTATGTCGATTTTTATGTCGATTTTTTTTTCTTAACTTATTGATTATTAATACTTTATTTCTTTAATGTCGAAAATGTCGATTTTTAATAGAAATTATAATAGAAAAAAAATAATAAAGGAGGAATATATATATAGAAGAAGTAGGGAAAATATATTGACATTTCCGACAAGAACCTGATTCTCAGGTTTTTAATCGACATTACTCTGAAATTATCCGCATAAAACCGACATGGCTTTGTAAAACTGTCATTCGTGCTTATATTTGCTAATGCCTCACCAAGGTGCGGCATATGGCATTAAAATAATAAATCAAATTCAATCAAATGGTAGAGACATCAGGATTGGGGTATTCACCCAAGGACTTAAAGTTTGGTACTGAAGGAAGGACCAAGCTAATCAATGGCATCGTCAAGATGTCTAAGGCTGTAAAGTCAACTCTCGGCCCTTCGGGCAATACGGTATTAATTGAGAGTGCGAATCACACACATGGAATTACGGTAACCAAGGACGGTGTAACTGTGGCTAAGTCAATTGATTTGATTGACCCGGTTGAGAACCTTGCGGTTAGGATGATGAAGGAGGCGGCAGACAAGACTGCTACTACTGCTGGTGACGGCACCACTACTGCAATTGTGTTGACGGAAGGGTTAGTGTTAGGAGGGCTTGAGTTCATCAATGATGGCATGAACAGAACCGAGGTGTTGAGACACATGGTGGACATAAGTGGCAAGGTGGTGGAGAAGCTTCGCAAGAAGGCTAAGAAGGTCAGCACATCAATGCTATTGGACGTAGCGGCTATTAGTGCTAACAATGACCGGGAGATTGGTCGCATCATCTCAGATGTGTACAAGGAGGTCGGTAAGAGTGGCGTAGTTACTGTTGAGCGAAGCCAAACTAGTGAGACATACTCTGAGACCACTAAGGGATTAAAGATTGACAGAGGCTATTTGAGTCCGCTGTTCATTAATGACGTGAAGAAGGACGAGTGTGTGTTCGATGACGTGATGGTGTTGGTGGCAGACATGGAGATTGCAAATATTTTGCAGATTGAGAACGTGTTGAAGCCAGTGATTGCCGAAGGAAAGAAGCTATTAATCATTTCACCATGCAATGTGAACGTGGTGAATACGTTGGCGGCCAATAGCATGAAGGGGAATTTGAAGGTGGTTGCTGTTGCACCGCCTAATTTCGGTCACAAGCAGCACGAGTTGATGCAAGACATTGCTATTAGCGTTGGTGCGACCTACTTTAGTGAGAAGACTGGTGATGATTTGAGCCTTATTAAGTACAATGACTTGGGTCATGCGGCAAAAGTCATCGTTGGTAAGGACAAAACCATACTTATTCGCAGTAATGCAAGAGTTGACCAAGGGTCAATAGACGAGAGAGTCGCACAATTGTGGCAATCACACGACCAAGCGACCCGTAAAGCCGACAAGGACTTCTTGTTGGAGCGCATTGCGTCACTTACAGGTGGCATTGGAGTCATATTTGTGGGTGGTCAGACTGACTTGGAGCAGAAGGAGCTCTACGATAGGGTCGATGACGCTGTGTGTGCGGTACGTTCAGCGCTTGAGGAGGGTATACTGCCCGGGGCCGGCAAGGCATTGGTCGATGAGACTGCTGCTTTGCTCACTGAGATGGTCGACCTTAACATCAGTGATGAGTACGAGGCGGCATTAAAGATAATGGTCAACGCAATGATGGCTCCATTCCAGCAAATCCTTGCAAATGCAGGGCTGTTGCCTAGTGACATCTACAAGGACGCTGTTCAGGTGGGTCATGGCTACAATTTAAAGACAGGGCAGATGGGTGACTTGGTGCAGATGGGGGTCATTGACCCGTTAAAGGTGACTAGGTCCGCATTGCAGAACGCAGTCAGCGTTGCCACAACTATTTTATCCACTAATGCCATCATCACAATGGCCCGTAGCTATGAGCAGCAGTAAGATTGACCTAATAAAGGAGCTGTATCCCGATGAGACGTTCCTATTTGCGGATGGATTCGATTATGCCATCATTGGTGTTGACGAACAGAACGGAAGGATTGTCTATGACATTGACGAGGTCATTAATATCCTAATAAGAGACGGGATGGAGGTGGATGAGGCCATTGAGTACTACGAGTACAACATTGCAGGGGCTTACGTTGGTGAGAACACCCCTTCATTTATAAGAGTAATTCCAGAGCTATGAGACCAATAGGCAAATACATTATTGTAAAGGACATCCAAGAGGAGATTAAGACCGAGAGTGGTCTAATCCTTTCTGGTGAGGACACCAATCAGTTGCGATACAAGCGTGCTGAGGTGATAGCGACAGGCACTGACGTTGACGTCATTGATGAGATGGATGAGCTGTACTACGACAAGTCTCATAGCTTCACAATGCTAATTGACAACGAGCAGTATACAATTATTTCTGAGCGTGATGTAGTGGTGGTGATTTAACCATCGTTGTCATCCTCTTTAATTGGCTTACGATACTTGTTGGCCCGGTTGTAGGCGTTCATTTCAAGTATCATATTTCGATAGACCTTATCATTGTAGGAGACATTCTTTAGGAACATGGGGTTGAAGGAGAGACTGGTCGGTATTTCCTCTCCCTCAAGTTTTCTATAGATGTCTCTAACTAAATTTTTTGCCTTATCGCTCAAAGAGTACAGGGCCCGGCCATCAGTTCCTCTTCTTCTGAAGCGTTCAAGCCACTTGTTCCTTAGCAAGTCATTGAAGCGGTCCTTATCCCAGCTAACTAGCTGTACATATTGCTCAAACTTTTCTTTACCAAAATATCCTTCGGAGTACAGGAACAGGATGATGTCAAGGTCTGCTTGACTTATCTGGTGCTTGGCCTTAACATAATATCTGATTACACGCCAAAACTTTAGGTAGTCACTTGGTGTTGATTTCATTAATTTAATTTTATTACATTTGTAAAGCAAAGGTAAATAAATTATATTTATGGCAGAGAAGAAGAAATCTGAGGAGAAATCAACTGATGAAGAGGTTAAAAGCCTACGCAGTGAGCTTGATGCAATTACCTTTAAGAACAAGCAGGCTAGAGAGATTGCTGCTATTCAAGCTGGCAAAGATAAGCTAAAGGATAAGCTCTCTAAGAACAGGCAGCGCAGGGTTGGGGGAGCCAGTAGAATCTCAGGCTTGGGTAAATTACAAGGATTAGCTACATTTAAATAAAAAGATTATTAATAACTTTAAAACAAAAAACAAAATGAAAAAGGACATTCCAAATCTCCCTGCATCTTCTAAGTTGCAACCTCCTTCAGGTGGTGGACCATCTATCAAAGGAGCATTAAAAGCCAAGCCGTTGGCTATGTCAGGTGGCGTACCTTCTAAGGGTGCTAAGTCTGCAATTAAATCAGGTGGCGTAGCCAAGAAAATGGTTAAGAAATAATCATGGCAATGGGTAAAGCAATGGGCCCGGGCGGCAGAATCGCTAGAGCCGAAAATAAGGTAGAGAAGGCTAAGGAAAAAGTATCTAAGGCTGGCAAAAATCTTATCTCAAGTAGAGATAATGCTATTGAATACAATAGAAAGAAAGCAATCGAAGGCAAGACTATGGCTAAAGTAGGCAAGGCTGTCGCTAAAGTAGACAAAGCTAAAGCTAAAGTTGAGAAGGTTACAGGTAAAGTGGCTGATAAAGCTGTTAAACAAGTAATTAAAAAAGAAACAAGCGCTAAAGAAAGAGTTGTAGAAAAAAATATTAATCTTCCTAAAAGAGATTTTCCAAGAGGAAATTCTCCGGGATACGCTCGAACTAAATTTGACCCGGGTACACCAAAGGGAAAAGACCCAAAAATGGACTACTCAACTTATAAGTTCACAAAACTACCGGGTTATGAAGGAGTTAAGGATGGACAATTATCACGTTCAAAAAAAAATAAAAAATAATCATGGCAAAGCAAGAAGTAAAGTCAGGACTAGTAGAGAACGAGGTGGTTGAAAAAGCACCAGTTGTAAAAGACGTTCCTGTAGCTAAAGAAGAGAAGGAAACACCGGCAACACCGGGTCATACTACTAGAGGATTTAGAGCCTAATTAAAATGGCTGATAAGTCAAAGATGCAATGTAACCGTCCTACTGCTTCTGACCGTCCCGGTAAGAAGAAGATGGTTAAGGCTTGTTCCGGAGGGGAGGAGAAGCTCCTCCACTTTGGAGCAAAGGGATACGGCCATAACTATTCGTCTGCGGCTCGTAAGAGCTTTAAGGCTAGACATGGCTGTGACTCTGCTAATGACAAATTAACGCCTAAGTATTGGGCTTGTAAGAACCTATGGGCGGGGCCGGGAGGCTCGACTCAATCATCACCTAAAGGCCGTAGAGGCAAGTATTAATGTTATGAAAATGCCAAATCAAAAAGTATCTAGGCTAGAGAAAAAAGAAACTAAGCTTGTAAGCAAGGGCATGAAGGCTGTGGATGAGGGTAGAGAAAGAAAGGCTGACAGACTTTTTGGAAGAGCCGCTAAAACGGAGAATCGTTTAATTAAGGCTAAGAAGAAATAGTATGAAAAAGGTAATTGAAAAAGCAGCAAAGTACGAATCTAAAAAATCACTAGACGGACCTATGAAGTTTTTAAAAGGAAATGTAAGCAAAACTACTACTAGCAAAAAGAAGGGCTTCCCTGATGTTAGTGGTGATGGCAAGGTTACCAAGAAAGATGTCTTGATTGCCAAAGGTGTAATCGCCAAGAAAAAGAAGTAAGATGCCTAAGGACGCTTGCTACAATAAAGTAAAGGCATCTTATGATGTGTTCCCTTCTGCTAGGGCCTCACAGGCTATTGCCAAATGCCGAAAGGCATCTGGCAATGTTGTTAAGTCTGAGAAGGGGTCTAGCTTAAAGCGTTGGGAGAAAGAGAAGTGGCAGGACACCAAGAGCGGTAAGGCCTGTGGTGCTGGCGGTAAGAACGAGTACTGCCGGCCAACAACACGAGTGTCCTCAGAGACACCAAAGACAAAGAGTGAGATTAGCCCATCAAAACTTTCTGCTAAAAAAGCAGAGAAGTCAAGAGTAGGTATGGGTAAAAGAGTTTCAAAAGTTTAGTATATTTGGAAAAACAAAATCAAATCAAATGGCAGAGAAAGTATTAAAGACAAACGCTGAATTGCTAGAGCTAGTTAGAGCGTTGAACGTAACCCCTACTGAGAAAGGTAGTAAGGCAGAGGCTAAGCTTAAAAAGATTGTAGACAAGATTAAGCCTCTATTTGAGCAGTACAATGAGAAAAGAGAAGACATTCGTCTTGACCATGCTCATACCGAGTCCAATGGTGTATTGGACCTAAATGAGAAGGGTGAATACAAGTTCACCAAGGATGGAATCAAGGCTATGTCTAAAGATATGAAGAATCTTCTTGATGAGACTTTCGAGTTTTATCAGTTTACATTTTCAACAGAAGGCATTGATAGCTTCAAGTTCCTCGCAGGATGGGTTGAAGGCATCGAGCCTGAGCAACCATCTCAAGACGATGAGCAAGTTTAGTAGACTATCTAACAAGATATAAAAAAAACAAGGCATCAGCTCCAAGAGGGTTGATGCCATTGTTGCTTATAACGACTATGAAAAGCAAAGGATTAGGTGACACCATCGAGAAGGTCACAAAAGTTACGGGTATTAAAAAAGTAGTTGAAGCGGTTAGCGCTGCCACAGGCAAAGATTGTGGATGTGGTGCCCGCAGAGACGCATTGAATAGAGCATTTCCATATCAAGATAAACAATAAAAATTATGTCAGTTTTTAAAACAACATTCTCAAGAGCGTTAACGGCTATAAGAACCGATAATGCCAATATTCCTTTTCCTGCTGTAATTTCAGACGGTACAAACACTTCTATTGTGGTTGCATCTCTTGTCGATTCTTCTGCTACATTTGTAACAGATGGAGTTAAGACAGGCGACATTGTTTACAACACTTCAGATGCACTAGCTGCAACTGTTCTAGTTGTTGTAAGTGAAACAACATTGTTGTTGAATGCAGACATTTTTGATGTAACACCAAGTAATTATATCGTGTACGCTGCAAGTTCTCAGACTACCATTGGAAACGCAGGATGTTTCTTGTATGTTGGAGTAGCGGGTAACGTAAAAGTTACTACCATTGGAGGAGATGTAATTACTTTCTTTGGTGCTCAAGCAGGAGAAGTATTACCTGTTCAGGTAATTAAGCTTTGGTCACAATCTAGTGGCACCACTGCTGTTCAACTTGTAGCTCTTTGGTAAGATGGCAAAGGCTAAGATTTCAATCGCAAACACATACGTTAAGAAGTCTAACAGCAAAGGTGTAGCGGCCAAGACAAAGACCAGTACTAGTAAGGGAAGTAATCTTTATAAGAAGCCATATAAAGGCCAAGGACGATGAGATACTTACAATACATACTTGCATCTATAGTTCTGCTATTCGCCCCGATATACGGCTTATTAATAGCCGTAGCAGCCGCTATTATTCTTGATACATTCACGGGAATATTTAAGTCAATAAAGTTGGATGGATTCAAAAGTATAAGAAGCAGAAAGCTGTCTAATATTGTGAGTAAAATGTTGCTTTACGAAGTATGTATATTGCTTCTATTCTTGATAGACAAGTTCTTATTGAACGAGTTTATTATTAAAAGTTTTGGGATTGAGTTCATGTTCACCAAGATATGCGCAATCCTTTTGATTTTTATTGAGCTCGTATCCATCAAGGAGAACATAGAGGCTGCGTTTAAGATTGAGATTTGGCCAATGATTAAGAAAGTTCTTAGCAGAGCTAAAGAAATAAAGTCAGACATTGACGATATAAAATGAAAATATCAAAGCACCTATCACTTGCTGAGGTGACAAGAAGCGAAAGTGCAAAGCGAAAAGGCATTGATAACACGCCTACTGCTGAGCATTTAGAGAACTTTAAACTATTAGCAGAAAAGGTATTCGAGCCTATTCGTGCACACTTTGGAGTCCCTATTCATATCAGCTCTGGGTATAGGTCAGCAGCTCTTAATAAATTCATTAAGGGTAGCTCGTCCTCTCAGCATTGTAAGGGAGAAGCGATTGACATCGACATGGATGGAAGTGATAGTGAGGTTACCAACAAGATGGTCTTTGACTTTATTGTTGCTAACCTTGATTGGGACCAGATTATACATGAATTTGGGACGGATTCCAACCCGGATTGGGTACACGTATCTTACACAAAAGGCAAAAATAGAAAGCAAAAGTTAAAAGCTGTACGTAAAAATGGTAAGACTTCTTACATTAATCTTCCTTAGTCTTGTAGTCTTCTCGTGTTCCACGAAGAAAGTAGCTGTATCTAAGTCTCTAGTCGAGACAAAGGTTGATAGCGTAGTGGTAGATAAAAAAGACAGCGTAGTATTCCAGCAGAATGCGATTAGCATAAAGGAGGACATTGACGAAATTGAGATTGTCCCAATAGATACTTTAAAGCCTGTAGTAATTGGAGGAAAAGAGTATCTAAATGCTAAGTTGAGAATAAAAAAAATTAAGAGAAATGTTGTAGACTCTACAAAAACAACTGTTGCTGTTAGTGACTACAGACAAACTGAGGTAAGCAAAGAAGAGAGTACAGAGACTTACGACAAGTCAATAGACAAGAAGCCCAGTGCCTTGAATATGGCTTGGCTATTGTTGATTCCAATCGTCATTTTGTCGATTAGATTCTTCTTTAAAAAATAAGGCTTATCTTTAGTATATTTGTTTAATTATTTGACAGCGAATGGCACGGATAAGTACATACCCCATAATTTCTACTCCTACCCTTAATGACCTACTCATAGGGACCGATGTAGATGATTTGAATATCACCAAAAACTTTTCGCTGGGGGATGTTGCAACTCTCATTTCAAATAATTTTGTGCCATACGTTGGTGCTACTGGCAATGTAAACTTAGGCGCCTTCAGTATTGAGGCGTCATCTTTTATTGTAGATGGAGGCCTTGCTAGTCAGTTTGTAAAAGCTAATGGCAGCCTAGACAGTACAGTATATACGCCTCAAACTAGAACACTTACAATTAATTCTGTAACATTTGATTTAAGTGCAAATAGGTCTTGGGACTTAAACACAATTGATACACTAACAACCACTGGTACAAGTGGTGCTGCCACCTATATTGGCAAGACTCTTAATATCCCACAGTATCAGGCTCAGGGCAACTACATCACTCAGCTTAGTGGTGAGGCTACTGCTATGGGCCCGGGTAACGCTACAGTTACATTAAGCAACCTAGCTGTAATCAGTAAAGTATTGACCGGTTTGAATATTACTGGCGGTACTGTGGTTGATACAGACAGCATCCTTACAGCATTTGGCAAGGTACAAAACCAAATCAATGGGCTTGCAGGTGGAGTAACTTACGAGGGGACATGGAATGCGGCTACTAACGTACCATTCTTACAGAGCTCAGTAGGTGTACAGGGCCATTACTACGTAGTAAATGTTGCAGGAACAACCAATCTTAATGGCATTACTGACTGGCAGCTAGGTGATTGGGCCATATTTAATGGAAGTGTTTGGGAGAAGGTAGACAATACCGATGCTGTCGTTAGTGTTAATGGCTACACTGGTGCTGTTGTGCTTACCTTCAGTGATGTTGGAGCACCTCCAGCAACAAGAAATCTTACTATCAATGGGGTCCAGTTTGACTTGACTGCTGATAGAACATGGACTGTAGGCGATGTACGTACAGACCAAAGCTATGCTAATCCGACTTGGATTACTTCGCTTGCATGGACTAAGATTACAGGCACTCCTACCACATTAGCTGGGTACGGCATTACTGATGGCGTATCGAGCAGCAGGACATTAACTATCAACGGTGTAACATACGACTTGACTGCCGATAGGAGTTGGAGTGTAGGCACTGTAACTAGTGTTGGCACCAGCGGCCCATTGACAGGTGGTACTATTACAGGCTCAGGCACAATAGGTATTACGCAGGCAGGAGCAAGCTCAGATGGATATTTGTCTAGCACTGACTGGAACACGTTTAACAATAAGCAGAACGCATTAACCAATCCTGTAACAGGGACTGGTACAATATTTACTTTACCAATGTGGAGTGGTGCTACATCATTAGTTGATAGCCCATTGTCCTATGGCCCTGATACATTTAACTTTCAGTACAATAGCGCAACCGGGGGTACGGTAAACTTTACAAACATTGGATTGACTGCGTATACGTACTCAATTCAGATGAACAACTTCGGTTCTCCGAGGTCGACTGTACACAGCTACACTGATGGACTTGTAGTTCAATCTATAGCTGGCACTCAGGTATCAAGACTATTTGCCAATGGTAATTTTATACTTGGCGATGGTGTAGTAGACAATGGGCACAAGCTTTCAGTAGAGGGTAACGTATACATTGAGACTATTGCAAATGCAACTGTTGACACTGATAAGTTCATTGTATCTGATGGAGGAGTAATTAAGTACAGAACAGGTGCTGAGTTGCTGAGTGACATTGGAGCACAGGGTGCTTTGACTTTAACTACAATAGGGACAAGTGGTGCTGCAACATTAATTGGTAACGTATTAAATATCCCTCAGTACACTGACCAATTTGTAGGTACAGTTACAAGTGTGGGGCTTAGTATGCCTGCTGCGTTTACTGTATCGAACAGCCCTGTAACAAGTGCTGGGACACTAACTGTTGTTGGCGCAGGTACGGCAACACAGTATGTCAGAGGTGATGGTACTCTTGGAGACTTTCCAAGTGGCGGAGGAGGCGGAGGCTCATCTGTGTCTTACTACTTAAATGGCTCTATAAATCAAGGGACATTTGTAGGCAACACGTACTATGAGATGAGTAAGATTCCAGTATTTGGAGCTGGTACTGATTTTAATATTGCTACAAACGGATACGTTGCTCAGTTTATTACTGATGCCAATGACCCTGAATCATTATTAATTCCAGCAGGAAACTGGAACTTTGAAATTTATTTTTCTGCTTCAAGTGCAGGTGGCACTCCATCATTCTATGTTGAGTTGTACAAGTACGATGGTACCACATTCACTTTGATTGCAGACAACTCTGCTAACCCTGAGTTTATTGCTTTTGGAACTACTGTTAGTCCATATTTTTCACCATTAGCTGTTCCTGAGACTGTATTAGCAATCACTGATAGACTTGCTATTAGGATATATGTAAACAACTCAGGCAAAACTATAACGCTACATACTGAGAATAGTAACCTTTGTCAGATAATTACAACATTTACTACAGGCTTGACTGCTCTTAATGGGCTTACCAAGCAGGTTCAATATCTTACTACAGGTACTAGTGGCACTGACTTTAATATTGCAAGCTCAGTTGCTACCCATACATTTAATCTACCTACAGCAACTTCTACGATTAGAGGTGCTTTGTCTTCTGCCGATTGGATTACTTTTAATGGAAAGCAGAATGCTATTACATTAACTACTACAGGCACTAGTGGTCCTGCTACTTTTATTGCAAACACACTGAACATTCCTAACTACACCACTGACTTGAGTGGGTACGTTACGCTTAATACTTCTCAAACTATTACGGCAAGTAAGTCATTTACTGCTGGACTTATTTTATCTTCTGAGGGGTCAGGTAATCAGAATACTGTATTTAGGAACACAGCCTCAATTCACTCTGGTAGTGGTGGGTCAAACATCTTTGGATTTAATGATTCAAACAATATCTACTTCGGCAAAGGCTTATCAAATGGAGGAGTTCTTCAGTGGAGTAATTCAGCGGTAAGGTACTACACTCTTCAAGATGGTGATGGTACACTAGCATTTCTTTCTGATATCCCTTCCCTAGCAGGGTATGTTACTTTAGCTACTGACCAAACTATCACAGGTCTCAAGACCATTATGAGGGTTGGGGCTGCCATAGATGTGTTGAATTTTAAGATTGATACAAGTAATATTTATGCGCTAAAGGTAGCTTACAATCAAAATGAGCTGTCGCCAAGTGGTGAGGCTACATGGAGTCTTGTCAATACATTTAATAACGGAAGTGGAACTGGACTTACAACTACACCTATATCATTCTTCAGAGGTGTGCTTGTTACAGGAGAGAGACTTTTAAGTGCATCTGTAAACTCAAACCTTCTAGACTACTACGGTAACAACCCAGCAGGCAGATATCCTATCTACGCATACAACACAGGCGTGCAGCAGTTTGCTTCAAGCATTATTGTTGGAGAGACTACAGGCGTGGTTAACGCAGTGACTGGAGCCATTGCTGACCTGCCAGCAGGTGTGGTAGCTAACTTCAAGGGACGTGTGATTGGTAGTGATGCTGTCAATAACAATGAGTTTGTTACGCTTAGCCAAGCAACATCTACAAGTAGAGCATCAATTAGTTTGACAACAACGGGGACCAGTGGACCTGCTACTTATAATAATGTTACAGGCGTTCTTAACATCCCTGAGTACCAAGGAGGAGTAACTAGCTTCAACACTAGAACAGGTGCTGTTACGTTGACTAGCCTTGATGTCACTACAGCGTTGGGCTACACTCCTGTAACTGATGCTAGGACATTAAGTATTAATGGCGTTACGTATGACCTGACAGCAAACCGTTCATGGACTGTAGGTGTCAACCCATCTGCTAGAGAGATACAGACATACATTGCTACGGCTTCACAGACTACGTTTACTGTAACAGGTGGGTACACTGTTGGGCTTGTAGACGTGTTCATTAATGGTGTTCGATTGACATCGTCTGACTACACTGCTACAAACGGAACGACCGTGGTGCTTGCTGTAGGGACAATGGCTGGCAACATTGTGGACATCATTAAGTACACCTCTGGGATTGTGAACAGCATCTCAGGAAGCGGTACGACTAATGAGCTTGCGTACTTTACAGCGTCCACAACAATAGCGAGTTTAAGCACTGCGACCTACCCATCACTGACTGAGCTTAGCTACGTGAAAGGGGTGACAAGCTCTATTCAAACCCAGCTGAATGGGAAGCAAAACGCTTTAACTAACCCAGTAACGGGAACAGGGACGACTAATTATTTGACTAAGTTTACAGGAAGTACAACGATTGGGAATAGCAATTTAATAAACGACTCAAGTGGTAACCTTGGCTTAGGAGTTACACCTAGTGCGTGGACTTTATTTAGTGGAGTTTTAGAATTAAATGGAGGACCAGCTATTGGAGGTTTTGCAAATACTACCTACTTTTTGCAAAATTCAAATTTTGATAGTGGCTTTAAATATAAGACAACTGGTACAGCTGGTAGGTATGAATTAGGAGGTCAGCATTCTTGGTGGATTGCCCCAAGCGGAACGGCAGGAAATGCTATTACCTTCACCCAAGCAATGACCCTATTTTCTAGCGGAAATCTATCAGTAGGTCCAACCTCAGACGCAGGATTTAAGCTAGATGTTAACGGAACTGGGCGGTTTAGTGGTAGCGTGACGGTATCAGGTTCTTTTATTTCTAATGTGGTTAACGGATATGGATTAAGATTAAATAGGGCGGCAGTTACAAATTATAATGGAATAAGCCATGCCACAGGAGGTGCGGAAAGATGGTTTGTAGGAATGAGAGAAAATCTTAGTTCCAACAACTATATTATTTATAATGAAGCAACGGGCGTAGATGCTTTGACAATAAATACAACCACAAGCGCAGCTACCTTTTCAAGTAGTGTTACGGCAAACACTTTATCATCAAGGTATCATACAATGCCAAGCGGTTCAGGTTTCAATGCTTTTGAAATGGGTAATGACCCTACTGCTGGAGGTTGGTATATTTATGATTTAACAAATAGTCAATATAGACTAACAATAAAGAATAACGGCAACGTGCTGATTGGAACGACAACGGATAATGGAGATAAACTTCAAGTTAATGGAGCCATTAAAGCATCTAATTTATTAGGAGGAACATATATACCGACTGCATCAAACACTGGAAATCTTACTTCTATAGCCCCACAAGTTTGTCAATATATTAGAGTTGACAATATAGTTAATGTATCTGGAGTTATAAATATAACCCCTACTACATCAGGGGCGGTATTTTTTGATATATCTTTACCAATTTCAAGTGGTAACTTTACAAATTTTACACAAACAGGAGGCAATGGTGTAACTAATGTAGTTTATAATTCATACACTATAAATTCAAACGGGGGAACAACAAGAGTATCATTTAATGGAGTTTCTACTTATCCAGCAGCACATAGCCTTTATTTTACTTTTCAATATATAATACTGTAAGTGATTTATCTTTAAAAAGTAAGAACTAATGAGCAAGAATACGGGGACATCGGATAAACAGTAGAGGCAAAATGAAAAAGTTAGGCATATATAAATTACATTGGCCTGAGTCAGGGTATTTCTATATAGGCCAGTCTATTGATATTCAGAATAGGTTCAATCGTCACAAGCACTTGATGATTAACAACAAGAATAAAAGTGGATTTATTCAAAGCGTTTACAACAAGTACGGTATGCCTTCATTTGAAATATTGGAAGAATGTTTATATGATGATTTAAACTCTAGAGAGCAGCATTATTTGGATTTATATTTTGATGATGATAAGTGTTGCAATCTTAATAAGAATGCAGTGAGCTCAAAAGGACATAAGTATTCTAAGGAGACCATTGAAAGAATGAAGATGTTAAGAGCTGGTAGTCAAAAAAAAGGAAAGGAAAATCCAAACTATGGAAGAAAAGCATCTATTGAATCAAGAAAGAAAATGTCTGAAGCTCAGAAGGGAGATAAATCAAAGAGAGCTAGAATTGTTTTAGACACTGAGTCTGGTGTTTTCTACAACTGCTTGAAAGATTTAACTGACTTGTACAATTTGAATCACAGAAATATGTCTAGATATTTATCAGGAGTAAGAAAAAATAAAACTATCTATATTTACGCTTAAACAAAATAACGATGAAAACAATTGAGCCAATTTTAATTTGGGTAAATGGAACCCAAGATGAAGGTACTATTCTTAATGCATATTGCATTAATGACAATTTAAGTACCTCAGCAACATTTTACTATCAGATATTATCTGAGACTGTAGACCTAACGATTGGTCAACAGCTTGCTCAAGGGAACTTGAATATGACTGGAGAAGAGTATCAGGCATGGCAGACAAATGAGTATGCCTATGACTGGGTAGCATCAGAGCTTAACCTAACCATCACTGGTGACTATGTACCACCTGTAACCGCTGAATAATCATGGCAAAAATAAGCTCATACTCTACAGATGCTGCCGTATCCTACAGCGATAAGTTAATCGGTACTGATGCTCAGGACAGCAACATCACTAAGAACTATACTATCGGAAGCATTCTATCAATGCCGCTTCCTACGGTACCTGTCTACCCTAACAACACAGCTGCTAAGGCAGCAGGATTGGTGGCAGGAAACATATACAGAATTACAGGAACTGATACTGCCGGGATTGTTTGGTAGTAAATTGAATTAAATCAAATCTAATGGACATAAGAAAGATATCGGTAGGCCCAGATTACAAGGGCAGTGCAATGCATTACATCGTGGGTCAACGAATACTAGGAGACTCCAATGAAATACATTTGATTAAATTCGATGAGGCAAGAAACTCATTTAAAATATTTATCATCAACGATAAATTAGAGGTAGTGCTTTGGAAAGAATTTAATTCTACAATACCGGTATCGGTCGAATACAATATTAATATCTAATGAAATCCCCATTTTACTTTATTGTAAAGCCCGTAAACGGCAAAAGGTACGATAACACAAAAGACATTGGTGGCATAGAGCTGATAGTAAGCACATCAGAGGAGGACCATAAGTTCTCCAATAGATTTGCTGAAGTGATAGAGACTCCGCTAGGGTACAAAGGACCTGTGGAAATTGGAGATATCCTGCTCGTCCACCACAATGTCTTTAAGTTTTACAATGACATGAAGGGCCGTCAAAAGAGTGGCAAGTCATTCTTTAAAGATGACCTTTTCTTTATTGAGCCCGACCAATTCTTCATGTATAAAAGCAATGGCGAATGGAACGCTTACGATAGGTACTGCTTTGTCAAGCCAATTAAAGCCACTGAAAGCTATATCAAAAAGCCTTTCAGTGAAGAGCCACTCATGGGGATTATGAAGTACCCGAATAAATACCTCTCAACGCAAGGCATAAAATCCGGGGACATGGTCTGCTTCAGCCCTGATAGTGAGTACGAGTTTACTGTTGATGAAGAAAAACTTTATAGAATTTTTGACCATCAGATAACAATTAAACTATGAATTTACTATCTTTTGACAACGTACTTCAAGACCCCACATATTATGTATCAGAAATTTATTCATATGGATTTCAGGACGTGGCAGATGGACAGCACATATTCAGAAACATACAACCTAGAGGAAGTCACGATGAGTTTGCCAAATTTGTATCTAAATTATTTCCTGACTATAAGGTAGAGTTTAATTTTGTAAGGAGGTCTCCATTAAATCAGGAGGAGCCCAACTTTATCCATAGCGATGAAATGATGGGAGACATCACTTGCATCCTGTACTTGAATGAGATGTGCCCAGTTGATGATGGCACCACAATCTATGACCAAGACAGTAATCCATTGGTTATGGTGTACTCAAAGTTTAATAGAATGATTGCTTTCAATTCTGATTCACTACACTCCAGAAATTTGTTTGAAAACTTTGGAGAAGGTGAGTCAGCTAGATTAATTCAGGTTGCGTTTTTAAAGTACAAGAAATGAAAGACGTGAAAGAAATTAAGCTTAGAATTATTAATGCAGGCTACAAGGCAGTAGACGAATTGATTAAGGTAGCCGAAGAGAGTGTAGTTAAGAGTGGAGATGTAGAGGGTGAGCTTGCTGCAGACAGGTTAAAGAATGCAGCGGCTACAAAAAAGTTAGCAATATTTGATGCGTTTGAGATTCTCAACAGAATAGAGTCAGAGAAAGAAAGCTTAGAGGCGATAGATAAGGGGATAAGTAGAACTGATACTAAACAAGGGTTTGCAGAGCGAAGGTCAAAGCAGTAGTCTGTGTAGGGTAGTAAAGGATTATATTCCTCCTGCAGTAATCTCTAACAAGAATAGAGTGATGTCGTGGCTGTACGGGTATAACGAGCAGTACGATGTTGTTGTTATTTCTAAGAACGGAAAGATAGGGGATGTGGTAGAGATATCAGGTTTGAAAATTGCCCTGCCTATTGCTCCCGAGAAGTGTCATCAAAGACATCCATCTAAAGCTGAGCAGCACTGGGAGAGAGAAGATATCCCCAAGGAGCTGGCCAAGATTCAATCCATATTCCAATGGAACGATAAGCCAAAGGAGTTTAAGGATAGATGGGTCGATTACATCGAGCGAGAGTTTGACCGCAGAGAGCAAGGCTTTTGGTTTATGAACAATGGCGTGAAGACCTATATCACAGGCTCGCACTATATGTATCTACAATGGTCTAGTATTGACGTAGGATACCCTGACTTTCGTGAGGCCAACAGAATCTACTGGATATTTTGGGAGGCCTGTCGTGCAGACCCAAGGTCATTTGGCATGATATATTTAAAGATTAGACGTTCAGGATTCTCATTCATGTCATCATCTGAATGTGTCAACATAGGCACGCTTGCACGTGATGCACGTATTGGCATCTTGTCTAAGACTGGAGCCGATGCAAAGAAGATGTTTACCGATAAGGTGGTCCCTATTAATAGTAGGCTGCCATTCTTTTTTAAGCCTATCATGGACGGTATGGACAAGCCAAAGACAGAGTTGGCATTCCGTGTTCCTGCATCCAAGATTACTAAGAAGAATATGTATGAATCAGATGATACAGATATCGATGGACTCGATACTACTATTGACTGGAAGAATACTGAAGACAACTCATACGATGGTGAGAAGCTATTGTTCTTAGCGCACGATGAAAGCGGTAAATGGACTAAGCCTGTAAACATCAAAGAGAATTGGCGTGTAACCAAGACCTGTCTCCGTTTGGGTAGCAAGATTATCGGAAAGTGCATGATGGGCTCCACATCAAACGCCTTGAATAAAGGTGGGCAGAACTTCAAGGATATTTATGAGGAGTCAAACGTAAAGATTCGTAATGCCAACGGCCAGACGAAAAGTGGGATGTACGCCATATTTATTCCAATGGAATGGAACATGGAAGGATTTATAGACTTATATGGTCATCCTGTATTTAATAAGCCGAATCAACCTATAAAGGGAGTCGATGGCAATTGGATTAAAAATGGTGCTATAGATTATTGGGAGGCGGAAGTTGATTCATTGAAGAGCGACCCAGACGCACTGAATGAATTCTATCGTCAGTTTCCACGTACAGAGTCTCACGCATTCCGTGATGAGAGCAAGTCATCTATCTTTAACTTAACCAAGATATATCAGCAGATAGACTACAATGACTCCATGATTAAGGAGCACTACATTACAAGGGGCTCCTTCTCTTGGAAGGACGGCATTAAAGACACTGAAGTAATTTGGACCCCTGATAATAGAGGGAGATTTTCAATTAGCTGGTTCCCACCAAAACATCTACACAATAATGTGCACATTCGTAATGGAATTAAATATCCCGGAAATGAACATATTGGGTCATTTGGATGTGATTCATACGATATATCTGCTGTGGTTGGCGGACGTGGTTCTAATGGAGCGTTACATGGAATGACTAAGTTTCACATGGATGACGCTCCAGCAAATGAGTTCTTTCTAGAGTACATCGCAAGGCCACAGACTGCTGAGATATTTTTTGAAGAAGTGCTTATGGCCTGTGTGTTTTATGGGATGCCAATCTTGGTTGAAAACAATAAGCCAAGATTATTGTATCACTTAAAAAATAGGGGGTACAGAGGTTTTTCTATTAACAGACCGGACAAACAGTTTGCGAAATTGACTAAGACTGAACGAGAGTTAGGCGGAATACCAAACTCATCGGAAGATGTCAAGCAAGCTCACGCTTCAGCGATAGAGTCGTATATCGAGAAATTTGTTGGCCTTGATTTAGAAGGGAAGTACAGAGATGCGGACCTTATGGGGACAATGCCATTTACAAGAACGCTTGAGGATTGGGCTAAATTTGATATAAATGACCGAACAAAGTTCGATGCTTGTATCAGCTCAGGGCTTGCGATAATGGCGAATCAGAAGCACCTGTACGTGCCTGAAAAAAAAGAATCGAAATTAATTATTAACTTCGCTAAATATAAGAACGAAGGGACAATAAGTCAATTGGACAAATGAAGAATATAACAATCCAAATTAATTCGGTATCGTTTCCTAGCCAATTGGCCACGGATGCTGAAAAAGAATCCGACACCTTTGGTCTACAAGTTGGTCAGGCTATACAATATGAATGGTTTAGAAAAGATGGAAACTCTTGTAGATACTATGGACAATGGCAAGGCTTCAGAAGATTAAGACTATATGCTCGTGGAGAGCAGCCCATAGGTAAATATAAAAATGAATTAGCTATTGACGGAGACTTGTCTTATTTAAACCTAGACTGGACTCCAGTTCCTATTCTCCCTAAGTTTATTGACATTGTTGTTAACGGTATGTCTGACCGACTATTCAAGGTTAAGGCATACGCTCAGGATGCAATGTCTCAGGCAAAGCGTAGTAAGTATCAGGACATGATTGAAAGCCAGATGGTGGCAAAACCTGTACTTGAGATTATTCAGGAAGAGACAGGAGCAAATCCTTTTGTTATGAATCCAGATGAGCTCCCTCAAACTGATGAGGAGCTGTCACTATATATGCAGCTTAACTATAAGCCTGCAATTGAAATAGCTGAAGAGGAAGCTGTCAACACTATCTTTGATGAGAATCATTACGATGATATCAGAAAAAGATTGAACTATGATTTAACTGTAATTGGTATAGGTGTTGCTAAGCATGAGTTCCTTCAGGGCGAAGGCGTAAAGATTTCTTACGTAGACCCTGCCAATATTATTTATAGCTACACCGAGGACCCATTCTTTAAGGACTGTTTTTATTGGGGAGAAATTAAAACTCTTCCAATATCTGAGTTAATGAAGATTGACCAATCGCTCACAAAAGAAGACCTACAAGAGATTACTCAGTACAGCCAATCTTGGTATGACTATTACAATGTAGCTCAGTTCTATGAGAACAGTTTGTTCTACAGGGACACTTGCACGTTGCTTTACTTTAATTATAAGACCACCAAGAAGATTGTTTACAAGAAAAAGAATCTTGAAGGTGGTGGCTCTAGAGTAATTGAGAAGGATGAGAACTTTAACCCGCCAACAGAAATGATGGAGGAGGGCAACTTTGAAAAGATTGAGAAGACTATTGACGTATGGTACGAAGGTATCATGGTTATGGGTACCAACATTCTTTTGCAATGGAAGATGTCTGAGAACATGGTTCGTCCAAAGTCAGCATCGCAACACGCATTACCAAACTATGTGGCTTGTGCTCCTCGTATGTATAAGGGAGTAATTGAGTCATTGTGCAGAAGGATGATTCCATTTGCCGACTTGATTCAAATTACCCACTTAAAGCTGCAGCAGGTTATTGCACGTACAGTACCTGATGGTGTATTCATTGATGCCGATGGTCTTAATGAGATTGACTTGGGAACAGGCAACGCTTACAATCCTGAGGATGCTTTAAGACTATACTTCCAAACAGGTAGTGTTATTGGACGTAGCTACACTCAGGATGGAGAGTTTAACAATGCTAGGGTACCTATTCAACAGCTTAGCTCCAACTCAGGAGCTGGTAAGACTCAGATGCTAATCACCAATATGAATCACTATATTGATATGATTCGTTCTGTCACCGGTCTTAACGAAGCTAGAGACGGCTCTATGCCTGACCCTAACTCTTTGGTTGGTCTACAGAAACTAGCAGCACTTAACTCTAACACAGCTACACGTCACATACTTGATGGCAGCTTGTACCTTTACAGGTCATTGTCAGAGGCACTGACATATAGAGTTGCTGACATATTAGAGTACTCTGACTTTGCTGACGAATTTGCCAATCAAATAGGCAAGTATAATGTCTCTATCCTAAATGAGATTAAAGACCTATACATTTATGACTTTGGTATCTTTATTGAGGTTTCTCCTGATGAAGAGCAAAGAGCTCAGCTTGAAGCAAACATTCAAATGGCTTTGTCTAAAGGAGACATTAACCTTGAGGACGCTATTGACATTAGAGAGCTAAAGAATCTGAAGCTTGCCAATCAGTTGCTTAAACTAAAGAGAGTAAAGAAGCAGGAGCGAGAGGAGAAGATGCAGATGCAACAGCAGGCTATGGTTGCTCAGCAGCAGATGCAGGCCCAGCAATTGGCATCAGAGACTGCTATGCAGAAGATACAGCTTGAGACTCAAGCAAAGATGCAGTTGAAGCAAGCTGAGATAGCTTTTGATATTGAGAAGGGTAAGAATGAGGCTATGCTTAAATCTCAGTTGATGAGAGAAGAGTTTGAGTACAATCTTCAGCTTAGAAGCATGGACGTTACAAGCCTGACCGACAGAGAAAAAATGAAGGAGGATGCTAAGGCTAAAAGAATTAGCCAGCAGAACACCGAGCAATCTAAATTAATTAATCAAAGAAAGAACAACCTTCCTCCTTTGAGTTTCGAATCAAATGAAGACAGCTTAGATGGTTTTGATTTGGCTGAATTTGAACCTCGATAAAATGTTAAAATAATTAATTAAGTTTGTACAAATAAAATCTAATAAAATGGAAATCAAAGTAAGGTCACTAGACGTCATTGAACCGAAGAGTGTTCAAGAGGTAGAAAACGAGTTGATTGAAAAACACGAGCAGTCATTAGTAGAAAGTAATGAAGGCTCTATTGAAGAGCCTGAGCCTGTAGAGTTTAACTTTAAAGACGAAGACGTTCTTTCATATATTGGTAAAAGGTACAATAAGCAGATTAATTCATTGGATGATTTGGTTGCTGAGCGTAAAGACTCAGAGCCATTGCCTGAAGATGTGGCTGCTTATTTAAAGTATAAAAAAGAAACAGGTAGAGGATTCGAGGATTTCTTGCAATTGAATAAGGATTTCGATTCAATGGACTCAGAAGAGCTACTAAGAAACTATCTCACATCTACTCAAGAAGGATTAGACAGTGAGGATATTGAGGCTTTGATGGATGACTATTCATTCGATGAAGATTTGGATGATGAGTCTACTGTTAAGAAAGCTAAGATAGCTAGGAAAAAAATTATTGCTGAGGCTAAGAAATACTTCAACAATCAGAAGGAAAAATATAAAGTCCCGCTTGAGTCAAGTATGGGCTTTGTTTCCGATGAAGAGAAGGAGTTGTATGATAGCTACAAACAATATATTAGTGAGGCGAAAACTATAGAGGAGGAGACTAATCGAAAGCGTAAATGGTTTGACCAAAAGACAGATGAGGTCTTTAGTAAAGACTTCAAAGGATTTGAGTTCAACATTAACGACAAGAGAATTTCGTTTGCTCCGGGTGATGCCAATGAGTTGAAAAGAATGCAGGCTACTCCTCAGAACTTTATCAATAAGTTCTTGGATGAAAACGGTATGATTAAAGACGCATCGGGATACCACAGGTCATTAGCCATGGCAATGAATCCTGAGAAGTTTGCCAAGTTTTTTTATGAGCAAGGTATGTCAGATGCTACTGACGATGTTACTCGTAAAATCAAGAACATTAATATGACGGAGCGTAGAGCTCCTGAAATAGGGCAGCCAACAGGAGGAATGCAGGTGAGGGCGGTAAACCCTGACTCAGGTAAAAACCTGAGAATCCGCAGCGCAAAAAAAATGTAAAAACTAAAAACTAAAAAACAATGGCAAGTGCATTATTAAACAACCCTACCTATCAGCTGCAGCCTTCTGCAGAACAGGTAGCTTTGCAAACAAACTACATTACCAACTTCAACTTCTTGAACCAGTATCTTCCTGATACTTATGAGAAAGAATTTGAGCGTTATGGTAATAGAACCATCGCTTCTTTCCTTAGAATGGTAGGAGCTGAGATGCCTTCTAACTCTGACCAAATTAAGTGGGCAGAACAAGGACGTCTACACATTAAGTACACTGACGTAACTTCAGCCGCAGCTCTTGGTGCAAACACTGCAACCTTTACTGTAGCTGACAGTGGTGTTACTTACATCGCAATCCGTGTAGGTCAGACTTTGATGATTCAGAATAACGCTTCAGGTGTATTCAACAAAGCAATCGTAACTGCTGTACCTTCTGCAACTACTTTCACTGTAGCTTTCTATGAGGCAGCTGGACAGGCGTTCGCAGTTTCTACTCAGTGTACTGTATTTATTTACGGTTCTGAATTCAAGAAAGGTACTAACGGAATGGTTGGTTCTTTGGAATCTGAAGATGAAATCTTCTCTAACAACCCTATTATCATCAAAGATAAGTATGCGGTTAACGGTTCTGACATGGCTCAGATTGGATGGGTAGAAGTAACTACCGAGAATGGTGCAACTGGATACCTTTGGTATTTGAAGTCTGAGCACGAGACTCGTCTACGTTTCGAAGATTATCTTGAGACTGCAATGATTGAAGCAGTTCCTGCTGCTACTGGTTCTGGAGCCAAGACTGCTGGAATGATGGGTTCTGAAGGTATCTTCTATGTTGTAAACAACAGAGGAAACGTATGGGGCGGTGGTACTCCAACCTCTCTTTCTGATTGGGATTCTATCGTATCTCGACTTGACAAGCAGGGAGCTATCGAAGAGAACGTAGTGTTCGTTAATCGTGGCCTTAGCTTCGACATCGACAATATGTTGGCTACCTTGAACGGATACAATGGAGTTAACGCTGCAGGCGCTGCATCTTATGGTCTATTTGACAACGATGTTGACATGGCGTTGAACCTTGGATTTACTGGCTTCCGTAGAGGTTATGACTTCTACAAGTCTGACTGGAAGTACTTGAACGACCCAACTATGCGTGGAGGTCTAAATACTACTGCAGCTACTGCAACTGGTACTATCACAGGTTTGATGGTTCCTGCAGGTTCCACTTCAGTGTATGACCAAATCATGGGTAAGAACGCTAAGCGTCCATTCTTGCACGTACGTTACAGAGCTTCTGAAGCTGAAGACAGACGTTACAAGACTTGGATTACTGGTTCTGCCGGTGGTGCTGCTACCAGCGACCTTGATGCAATGGAGGTCAACTTCCTATCTGAGCGTTGTGTATGTACCTTGGGTGCAAACAACTTCGTGTTGTTCAGATACGGATGATAAATAAACAGAGGGGCCGATTGGCCCCTCTTTTAACCTTTAAATAAAAAACATCATGGCTATTAAGAAAAAGGGAGGAGACCCAGTACCAAAGAAAAAAGGACCGGGACCAAAAACACTGCCTCAGGTTACAGTAAAAGCCTCTAGAATTGTTGACGAACCAGCAAAGAAGCCTAGTACTATTAATAAGAGAGCGCCATTAATGGATGTTCCAGTTGGTAAAAAAGGATATAGAATGTCAATTGATACCACAAACATGAACAATCCAGATGAACAGACTTATAACTATACTATGAGAAATTCAGCTGGAAAAGTTACATCAAAAGGAAACATAGCTCGTAGTGAGAGTAAGACTGCAGCTAAACAATTGGTTAATAAGCTTAAAGCAAAGAAGTAAAAATTAACTGAGGGAGTCGCTTTGACTCTCTCTATTTTAAATTTTAAATCAAATTAAATCTAACAACAAATGGCTAAGGTTACACCTGTAGACAAGGTCTACAAACTTAAAATTGGGAATCCACTTTCCTACACACTAGCATCAAGAAACCACCCTAGATTCCCTCTTATGTGGTTTGATGAGAAGAACAATGTCAATCGAGCTCTTAGATATGCAACCAATCAGAAGTCTCCATTTGAAGACGAACAAGATGGCAATGCAATCATTGAGCCTATTATCTTTGAAGATGGATTCCTAAGAGTCCCAAAGCAAAACCCTGTACTACAGCAGTTCCTACACTACCATCCATTAAATGGAATTATATTTACTGAAGTAGACAAGGAGAAAGAAGCAGCTGATGAGGTCAATGATTTGAACCTAGAGGTAGAGGCATTAGTAGAAGCTCGTCAATTGACTATCGAACAGATTGAAACTCTTACTAGAGTAATGTTTGGCAAGGACCCATCGACTGTGTCCACAGCTGAATTGAAGCGTGACATCTTGGTATTTGCCAAGACAGACCCTAGAGAGTTTTTGAATATATTGAATGACCCTGAATTAAAGTTTCAAGCTAAAATCAGAATGTTCTTCGAAAACAAGTTATTGATTTTGAGAAACAATGATAAAGAGATTTGGTTTAATACAGCGACTAACAAAAAGAAGATGATGTCAATCCCTTATGGTGAGGACCCCTATGAAATTGCAGGTGGATTCTTACAGAGTGACGAAGGTATTGATTCACTAAGAATGTTAGATGCTATATTGGCATAAATAGTTAAAATGATTTGCTGATACTTGGAAATGAGGGCATTTTTTGTGCCCTCTTTTTTTTATGTATATTTGTAAAAAGGCGAAAAAATGATAAACTCTGTTAGAAATACGGTACTATCCGTTTTGAACAAGAACAACTACGGGTACATATCTCCGTCAGACTTTAACTTGTTTGCCAAGCAGGCTCAGATGGAAATATTTGAAGAGTACTTTTCTGAGTACAATAAGATAATAAACATGGAGAATGCTCGGATGTCAGGAACTGATTATGCCGACTTACGTAAAGCAGTAGAGGAAGCAGTTGAAACATTCATAGTTACATCTACTCTTACTCAGGTGACTCCAGCTTCAAATAGATTCTTTCTTCCATCTGCGACTACTACAGGATTTGATTACTTCATGATTAACAAGGTTCTTTGTTACGATGCATCTGGTCCAACTAGAGTATTCAAAGGTGAAGCAGAGAAGGTTACTCATTCAAAAATTACAATGCTTGTAAACTCAAACCTTACAGCTCCTACCGAACTATATCCTGCTTACACACAAGAGGGCTCATCCCTTACAGTTTATCCTGCTAGTATTAATTTACCAAACGAGGTTGATGCAAATTACTTTAGGTATCCAAAAGACCCGAAGTGGACGTATGTTACTTTGGCAAATGGTGAGCCAGTGTTTAATCAATCTCAACTTGACTACCAAGACTTTGAAGTTCCATTGGAAGACGAGATAAAACTTGTCTCAAAGATTCTTCAGTATGCAGGGATGTCTATACGTGAGATTGAGGCAGTACAGTTTGGCGGTAATGAAGAACAAAAACAATCACAATAATCATGGCATACATCAGTCAATATCAGTATTACGAAAATGGTGGCGTTGTTCCTGAGGATGCCAATTGGGGCTCTTATCAGTATGTGAGCCTTCAGGATATTGTTAACAACTTCCTATTAATGTACTCAGGGAATCACTCTCTAGTGAACAATGAGGAGCGATACAGAATACTGTTCCACGCAAAGAGAGCTATTCAAGAGTTGAACTACGATGCTTTTAAGGAGATAAAAGTATTGGAGCTTACAGTGTCTGAAAGTTTAAGGTACATCTTGCCTTCTGACTATGTCAACTGGGTGAGAATATCTCTTTACAAGGATGGGTGGTTAAGACCATTGTCTGAAAACATTCAGACCTTATCATCTAAAGCATATCTTCAGGACAATCAATACAGGATTCTATTTGATGAAAATGGAAACGCATTGTCTCCTGAGTATTCTCAGATTGATTTAGATAACATCACAAGTATTAAGAAAAGTATATACCTCAATAAGGACAATCAATTTGATGGTAACGAAGGGTGGAACTATGATGGGATGTGGTATTTTGAAGGGAACATTGGTGCCGCTTATGGTTTAAATACTGAGACGGCTAACTTCAACCCTACCTTTAATATTGACAGAAAAGCTGGTGTAATCAACTTTGATTCACCAATGGCTGGTCAATCATGTATTGTTGAGTACGTGTCTGATGGCATGGAGCAGGGAGATAACTCAAAGATTACGGTAAATAAATTATTTGAAAAGTACGTTTATGCCTATATTCAGTATGAAATATTGAGCAGCAAATTAGGAGTTCAAGAATATATTGTTGCTCGTGCTCGTAAGGAGAAATCAGCCTTACTGAGAAACGCTAAGATTAGAATCAGTAATATTCATCCGGGTAGACTCTTAATGAATTTGAGAGGATTAGACAAGCAAATTAAATAAGATGGCAAAGTTTAGCAGGAACTTCACAGCAGGGAGAATGAATAAGGTCTATGACCAAAGAGTTGTCCCTGACGGAGAATATATTGATGCCATGAATATACGGATGGGTTCTACTGAGAACTCTGAGATTGGTGTAATTGAAAACACCAAAGGCAATACTCCGTTAACATCATTGAGCTATCTTGACGGAACTCCTCTAAGTGCTGCTGCAAAATGTATTGGAGCTATTGAGAATAGCTTTACCGAAACTATTTATTGGTTTGTCCATGACCCCAACTTTCCTATTGGAGCCACAGGCAAGCTAGACTTGATAGTGTCATTTAATGTTAGCACAAACATATTGACCTATCACGTCATTTCAATTAATGATGGAGGCAACGTAAATACCACTTTGAATTTTAACTCCAACTATCTCATCACAGGGGTAGATATCTTGGATAATAAGCTTCTGTTTTTTACAGATGACTACAATCCTCCTAGAGTTATAAATGTCCAAAAGAACTATCCTAACCCAATCACAAACATTGATGAGGTTAGTGCTGAGTCTTTGTTAGTAATCAAAAAGCCACCAGTAGAGGCTCCAGCAGTTCAGCCTACAGTAAATAATGGTCAGGAGAATTATCTTGAGACTAGATTTATTTGCTTTGCTTACAGGTATAAATATGAAGATGGTGAGTACAGTGCCACATCTCAGTGGTCTGCTCCAGCATTTGTTCCTAAAGCATTCAACTTTAGTGTTGATAGCTACTTGAACGAAGGCATGGTCAACCTGTGCAACTCAGCAATTATCACATACAACTCAGGAGGTCCATTAGTAGTTGGCATTGACTTGCTATTCAAGAAGGCTGACGCAAATATTATCCGTGTTATTGAGAAGCTTGATAAGACTAATCTAGGGTTGCTTGATAACACAGATTATGAGTACACATTTACAAATAACAAGATATTTACAATCCTATCTGAGTCTGAGTTATTGAGGCTTTATGACAACGTTCCTCGATTTGCTAAGGCTCAAACTATTATGGGTAACCGTTTAATGTACGGTAACTACGTAGAGGGGTATAACTTGATTGATGTAAATGGGGCTCCATTAATGATTGAGTATTCTACTGATTTGGTTTCTGAGGAAATTGGAGTAACAACCGTAGATACAAATACTCAGTCAGGAAACTATTCTATTGACGGACCTTTAAATGTACCCAACTCTATTGTATACATTGACTTAGACGGAAGAGATTTAGTTGAGGGGGCCGCTATAAATTTAGATATTACTTTAGAGCATGAGGATTGGTCAGGAGATTTACCTTTCCCAACTCAGACTACAGAAAACATAAGACTTAACTTTGCATTTTTCTTATCCAAAAACTACACGTCAGTGTATGAGTTGGCTTCTAGTATAGAGTTTCAAGACGCAATAGGGACAACTTCAAATATAGCTCCAGTTGCGAATGCTTGTAATGGGATAACTTTTACGGACCAATTTAATTGCGAATTGCCAAATAACTTGGTCCCTTTATTTAAGAGTTCAAGTGGCATTAGCTCAATCAATCAGCCAATAGGGATATTAACATCTCCTGCTAGTAATCAGATAGGATTGCAGATTCCCGCAATGAAATATGTGGACAATCTTGTCACGCCTACTCAAGAGGCTTACGAATACTACTCTATATCTTTTTCTCAGGCAAGCTTTCAAGAGATAGGAAATACTCAAAGTCTTCATAGCAATAGAGACTATGAGGTTGCTATTGTTTACATGGATGAATTCAACAGGTCTACGACAGCAATTGTCAGCCCTAACAATACCATTCATATTCCTTGTGGATTATCTTCTTCAAAGAACTCTATACAGGTAACTATACCATCAACACAACTTCCTCCTGCTTGGGCTACCAGATACAAGTTTGTTATTAAGCCTAGTGAGGAAAATTATGAGGTGATTTACTGCAGCATATTCTTCCAAGACCCTGAGAGTAATAACGCTTACTTCTTGTTAGAAGGAGAGAATTCTAGAAAGGTTGAGGTAGGAGATAGATTTATAGTTAAAGCTGACTCTGAGGGACCAACTAATAACTGCGTGTACGCAACTGTGCTAGAGAAATCTTCTCAGCCTACAGGGTTTTTAGAGATACCAACTGAAGATGACCCTGCAGTTTTTATCCCTGTGCCGGCTGGTGTGTATGTAAAGATTAATCCGAACAGCTTTAATATTATTAAAGATGAGAATGCAATTATTGCTCCCGGAAAAGTATTCGTAAAAGAAAAAAATGGAGGGGACTACCCTATTTTGTTCTATCCAATGAATGTGTTTAATGGCACAGACTGGGATGACTACGATGTTCCTTCAGGAAGCAGAATTGTGATGTCAATAAAGCAATTCAGAGGCGGTGTCGGCAATGCTTGTGAGGAGAGAAGAAACACGCTTGAAAAAACTTTTATCTCAGCAAACTCATACGACAATATGTATGATTGGTTTGTTGGTGAAAACATTGAGCAATTTCTGAATGACGGCATTAAGGTAGTTGGAGGAAATGCTTGCGAGATTCAGAATGTGTTTCAGGGATATACTGATGTTACTCCTCCAACCATTTCTACCGCTACTTGCACTAACTATTATAAGTTTCATAGAAACCTTGTAACAAATCAACTTCAGTTGATGGTTACAGGAACTGTTTCTTGTACAGGAATAACTAATCCAAGAGCAAGAGATTCAAACGTAGAAGTAACAATTACAGTATTCCGTTCTGATAAAATAATAATATTTGAAACAGAGCCATCAGAGGCTTTGCCTGACGTATTCTTTGAGAATGAGATGTCATTTCCTATTATAAATGGAAACCATCAGGGCAATATTCAAAATCAAAATATTGCTACGTCCACACCTGCAATTGTAGATACTAAGTTCTTTAACTGTTTCTCGTTTGGTAATGGTGCGGAAAGCTATAAGATTAGAGATTCTTTGGTTGGCAACTTCTTTAACTTTGGTAACAGAGTAACTACCGTTTCTGCTCAGGACTACAGAGAAGCTGATAGATTTGCGGATATTACTTACAGCGGTGTTTATAGCGCTGAGTCAAATGTAAATAAGCTCAACGAGTTTAACCTTGGCTTACTTAACTTTAAAGTTCTGGAGCCATCATTTGGAGATATCTACATCCTAGATGGTAGAGAGACTGACATTCTTGTTCTTCAAGAAGACAAGATATCTTATGTGTTGTCAAGCAAAAACATTATCTCAGACTCTACAGGTGGCGGTGTTATTGCATCTGTACCTGAGGTGCTAGGTAATCAAATTGCAAGAACGGAGAAGTATGGCATCAGCTTCAACCCTGAGAGTTACGTACAGTGGGGCTTCAATAGATTCTTTACTGATGTAAAGAGAGGTGCCGTTATTCAGTTGGTAGGTAATTCTACAGGCAATGACCAATTGGCTGTCATCTCTGAGCTGGGTATGCGTACTTGGTTTAGAGATGAGTTTAATGCCTCATACTCTACTCAGAAGCTAGGAGGGTTTGACCCATACATGAATGAGTACGTTCTTTCTAGTAATGAAACTGATATTCCTTTGAACCCAGAGTGCTTGGCTTGTGGTGTATTGCAGACGTTTACTTTAAGCACATTGCCAGCTCAAACTAAAACATTTGAGTATTGTGTAGATTTGGGGGCTCCTGTAGGTACATCAGATATCGACTATACCGTTCAGACAATTAGTGTCGGAGCTACATTTGAGATAACTGTAGTGTATGATGGTAACACATTTACTACAGGTTCTGAAACTACCAGTGGTACGCTTTCATTCCCTAAGGATAACATATCCGTTGAGAGTGCAACGATAACTATTGAGTACACAGGAGACATAGTCCTTTCTGTAATTGCTGGGTGTACGGTAGCTGAGAGTGTCACAATTGTTCAAATTGTTGTGACAAATGATTTCGAAGCAGGTCAGAGTATACATACCGAGTATAGATATACCAATGGCGCATTTACATCGCCATTGCAATCTGTTCTTACCACGTTCTCATCGTCTGTCGAGAATCCCTTGGTGTCAAGATACAGTGCATTGACAGGACCTGTTGGCTCTGGAGCATTCGCTCCTGCTGGAAGTACATTGAGAATTATCTGTAACAAATTATCTACAGATACTTTTGTGTTCAACCCTGCTACAGACAAGTTTAAATACTTGATGTCAAATACCTTGTACACCAATACTCCTGCAAACATAACTACGTTGCTAGGATTAGCGAGTACAGCTACACCAAATCAAGGAGGTGGTAATATTAATTATGCGGAATTTACAGTGCCTGCTTTGCAGGATTACTTGTATCTTGTTTGGGATTTAAGAGATTCTACTCCTATAACATTATGCTACTCTAGTACGACTGTAATTGATGTTTGCTGCGGATGCGAAGTAAGTTAAACCAAAAAATAAAATGGCCACAAGCTCAACGTATTATTTAAACGCTCCATCACTAGGCTCCGCTACAGCTGTGTTCACAAACGCAGCTTTAACGGTATGTGCTCCAAATGGATTCTACTCAGATGGTATCATATCAAGGGAGTTAGTTGACTGCGTACTTCTGCCTCAGCAAACCTGTCCTTCTTGTTCTATCCCTTGTGGGGAAACTATATCTGCAGATGGTGTTCAAGGTATCTATTACCTTAACACGGACTTAGGCTCGGCTATAGGCGCTGTTGTTATTAGATTTAATCCTTTGAACATACCAGATGGCATTAAGGCGGTTTACAATACCGTTGTATACAATGGTGTGTCTTCACCTGTATATGGTTGGCTTCAGGGTACAGCAGGGCTACCTACTTATATTGGATTAGCTTCTGCTGATTGTGGTATAGTGGCAGGCTCTCCGTACACTTTGGATGAATTTCAGTACGATGGGACAGATTTTGCCGCTCTAGGTACAGATACATCTGTAAGTATATTGGCAGGACAAATGGACTTGACAGCGTTGGCACCGGGAAATACATTGATGGTAATCCCAAAAATAGCAGCAAGCCCATCTATATTGAACCTTACTTTTATTGGACCATGCTCTGGAACAGAGTTCAGTATTTCAGTAGCTTGTCCAGCTTCGTTGCCATCATTTGATTCAAGCACAGTGAATGCTAATAGTGAATTGGCTTGCGCTGATACTATAGACCAAACGTATTATGTAGCTCATGTGAATGGGTCTGGTGGTGTTCTTGGCTTATACGACTTGGTATTTAGTGATGCCAATGGGCAATCAAAGTTATCAGCAGGGTTTTATAAGACCAGTGATGCAGGGGCTAATGAATGGTATCAGGTAGATGCAAATGGAGCGATTGTTTTGTTTGGTACTTGTCTGGTTCCAATCCCATGTGGCGGCTCAATAACTGGTAGTGGAGGCCAAGGTGTGTACTATATTGAGACAAATGTAAGCACAAACACTGGAGCGATAATTGTTAAATTTAATCCTCAAGGAGTTCCTGATGGTATATTAGCCACATATAATAGCGTGAACTATAATGGGTTGTCATCACCTTCATTTGGATGGCGTCAAGGCACTGCAGGATTACATACTTTTGTTGGTGAAACAGCTCTTGATTGTAATATAGTAGCGAACTCTCCTTATTCTAATGTTGATGAGTTTGAGTATAATGGAACTACTTTTGCTTCATTAGGAACAGAAACATCTGTAACTGTATTGTCTGGGCAAATGCAAACTAATGCATCAGCTCCGGGCCTATGCGTAATGGTAATACCAAAGCCTACAGCTAGTCCATCAATAATGAATCTTAGTCTTATTGGAATTTGTTCAACAACTGAATTCAATATAGAAATTCTATGTGCAGCTCCTTTAACATCATTTGCATCTAGCCTTAACAATTTTGACAGCTCAACTGCTTGTGTTAACGCTATTGACCAGACATTCTATGTGGCCCATGTCAATGGTGCCGCTGGAGTACTTGGTTTATATGACCTAGTATTCAGTGATGTTAATGGTCAGTTTAAACTAAGCACGGGCTACTACAAGACAACGGCAGCGGGGGCCAACAACTGGTATCGAGTGGATTCTAATGGAGCGATTATTGAATTTGGAACCTGTCCTTAATAATTATGGCAAACTATACATTAACATACAGCGAAGCGGGGCCCGGATGGGTCTCCTTCTATTCTTATTATCCTGACTGGATGATAGGGATGAACAATTATTTCTATACGTTTAAAGGCGGAGATTTATACAGGCACAATACCAACGAGGAAAGGAACACGTTCTACACTCCTTGGCAGGCCAAGAATGGCACACCAAATGCAGACTTTACTCCAACTAGAATGAAGAGTGTATTTAACACTTCTGTCCTAGAGAATAAGGTATTCAAAACGATAGACATACAGGGAGATGCCCCATGGGCCTTTACATTAGAGACCGACATACAGGTGTCAGGCTTTATCCAATTGGATTGGTTTGAGAAGAAAGAAGCCACATACTTTGCCTTCATTAGAAACAACGCTGTAGGCGAACTGTCTTTAAGAAGTGTGAATGGTATTGGTCAAAGTAGTCAGGTTGTTGGCGGGAATGTAGTCATATTCCCTACTAGTGTTTCTATTGGTAGTATCATAAGCATTGGAGACCTTTTGTATTTCTCACTGCCCCCTTCTTATGGTACGCCTGTACTGGCTGGTCGTGTAACGGCTATAACAGTGAACCTGCCTAGCAGTATTAATCAGATAACAATTGATACCACGATAGCAGGAACGACTCCTATACCTATTCAGGATGCGTTTATATTTTACGTTAAGAATTCAGTTGCTGAATCCCATGGAGTGCTTGGTCATTACTGCGTATTTGATATGGAGAATACTTACACGGATAAGATTGAGCTCTATGCTGTTGAGGCAGACGTAATGAAAAGTTTCCCTTAAAATTAATATCTTTGTTATAGCATGGCACTAACAATACGAGAGTTAAGCGAAACGGATTACGAAGACATCCTTGTAGAATGGTGGGGCCAATGGGGATGGGAGCCTCCACAAAAGGACTTCCTCCCTAATGATGGCAAAGGTGGCATCATAGTTTATGACGGTGATGTTCCAATTTGTGCAGGATATATGTATCTTACTAACTCTAAAGTAGGGTGGGTAGATTGGATTATTTCTAATAAGTATTATACCAAGAAAGAACTAAGGAAATACGCACTTGAATTATTGGTCTCCAGATTGACTGAAATATGCGGATTAGTTGGATGTAAGTACGTGTATGCACTTATTAAGAATCAAAGTTTAATAAAGACGTATGAGGAACTTGGATACATTAAAGGAGACTCATACACATCTGAAATGATAAAAGTATTATAATATGGCAGCATTTACAACAGTAGCGGCAGGGATTGGATTAGCGACTACAGCAGCTACAACAGGTATGTCTTTTGCTAATGCAGGAACTCAAAGAAGAAAGATGAGGGAGGCAGAGACGGCAGCAGATAAGGCTATGCAAGAAGCACGTCAAAAGCTTGAGGTTAACGTATACGATAAGTTAGCGATACAGAAGGAGCCTTATGAGTTACAGAGAGAAGCCATGCTTTCTCAAGGAGCTCAGGCTCTTCAAGCTGGAGTTGAAAGTGAGAGAGGTGGTGCCGCTACAGCAGGCCGTGTTCAGATGGCCGCTAACGAAGGACAAGCAGCTATAAGAACAGCAATGGGTCAGGACCTGCAACAACTTGAGATGCTTAGCGCTCAGGAGGAGGGAAGGCTTAGAGATATTGGTGTTCAGCTAGACCTTGAAGAAGTTGCAGGAGCTCAGCTTGCTGCTGCTAATGCGCAGGAACTAGGGGCTCAAGCAACAGCACAGGGTTTTGAAGGACTTACTAGTCTTACTGGTCAATTAGCTGAGCAGGCTCCATTGTTTGAGAAAGGAGCTTCAGCTAGACAGATTGGAAAACTAGAGAGACAAGGCATGAGGCAACAAGATTTAACATCTGGTGATATTCAATCTAAAATATCTAAGTTTGGTAAAATTGGCGAAACTGATTTTAGCAAGGTAGCAGGAATGGATAGAGGTCAATACTTAGACTTTATGAATAAAGCTGACCCAGAAACGCTTAGGCTGATAAGACAAAACCTTGGCTTAGGAGCTAAAGGAAAAGCTCAAGCAAATCAATTTGTAAAAAATATTGAGCAAGGATTTATAAATCCTTTTGCTATAACTAGTATGAAGAGAGGTTAATAATCAATGGCAACATTTTACAAATACGCTGAACGTAGTGCCGAGTCTCAGGTCAATTGGGCCGAGATAGGCAAGAACATGACGGATATGCTCCGTGATGAAGTTGCTTTAAGGGAAGAAAAGAAAGCCGCTCTTGATGAGGCTACACGTAAGTATGCCGAACAGCTTTCAAATGCTCCTCAAGGAGAACACGTTGGCGCAAAAGAAGAGGCGCTTAGATTCGCTGACCAAGCAAGTCAGTATATGCTTCAGCAAGAAAGACTTTTGAGAAGTGGTTTATTAAAGCCAAAGGACTATATGGTTGCCCGTCAGAATTTAGTTGACGGAACGACAAGAGGATTTCAGGCCATGAAAGAATTCCAAGCTCAATATGGTGAGTTAATGGAGAGAGCAAGAACAGACAAATCATCAATCCTAGAAATACAAGCCTTAGAAGAAATTCAGGGATACGGTAATTTTAGACAGTCAGGATTCTTTATTGATGCCCCTACAGGAAAGGTTAATGTTGGTTTAAAAGAAGAGAAGGACATTAATGGTCAAAAAGTAATGGGCCTAAAGGATGGTAGTACCCGTGGAATGGAATACATAGACGGGGCTATCTACACAAGAATAGATAAGTTTAGGGTTAGGGAGTCTTTGACTCCGATAGCTGATAGCTTAGGTGTAGAAATTCAATCTACATTAGACCCAGCTACATTAAGTAAGCTAGGCACTATTACATCTGTAGAGGACCTTAGAAACAGAAAAGATATCGACCCTGTTACTGGTCAAATATTATTTGATTATTATACGTCTCTTAGAGACTCTGTTGGGGCTGTCATATCTAGTCCATTTCAAAAAGCATCATTGCTTGCTGATACATTAGGCGTGCAAGTTACTATGGACCCTAATGTGGCAGCTAAAGACCCTAACTTAATTCTTAAAGTAGTAGACCCTAATACAGGCAGAGCTGAGTATAAGTTCTCAGAACAGCTAGAGAAGAAGGCTGAAGACTATATGACTCAGCAATTGTTAAGCATGGTCACTAGAAAAGAAGAAGTCAAAACAGGCGGTCAGGTTGAGCTTCAAGAGAGAAGACCTAGAACTGAAGCTGAGATGGGAAGGGCGGAGAAAAAAGCAAATGCTACAAACGTAGCAGAGAACTTGATATTTGCTACTACAGGAGATGCTAATCAATCAGACGCTGGTACTAAGTTTATTACTGGATTAACTGGTCTTCCACTTAAAAAATTAAAAGATGGAATTAGCATTACTGATGAAAATGGCAATCTTCAGACCTTTAAGCTTAGAGCAGATGGGAAAACTCTTGCTGACCCATTAGGATTTATTAAATCATTTATTGGACCAATTACTAGAAAAACAGGTCTAAACCAAGAAGATGTACTGAGAGAAGTTAAAAGACTATTGCCTCAAGGAGCTCAGCTTAACGAGACTACCGTTGCATCAGGATTTGATGAGCAAGCTGAAGAGCAGGCACCATTAGATGAGCTTAATACAATTGTTTCTGAAAGCATTCAGACTCCTAAATTAACTCCGTATCTTCAAAAGCTTACAAGCGGAGAAGCTTTGACAGAGCAGTTTAACAAGTTAATTTCACCAAAACTGTCAGGAGTTAAATTTGATTATAATGCAGCAGGAAATGTTTTTGTTGATGTTAATGGAGTAGAATCAGAAGGGTATAAAGTAGGAGACCCAGCTAAAAATAAAGCTGCACTTAAAAATCTGCAGGACTTTATTATTAAAACTTATGCTAAGGGAGGAACTGCTGAGGAACAAGAAATGGCAGCTGAGGCCGTACTAAGTTTATTACCTAAGACAAGTAGAAAGACTAGTGGAGTTATGGCAGGATATTAATTAATACATATAAGCATACAAGATGAACGAACAGGCTATTATAGACTCATACAACCTAGCGGTACAGAATGGATACAAGAAATCAGTTGATGAATTTAAGACATTGCTTTCTACCAATTCAAATGCTTTAAATGATATTTATAATTTATCCGTACAGAATGGATACAAAAAATCAATAGACGATTATAAAATATTGATGGGTGTATCCCCAATTAAAGCTTCAGTTCAGGAGCCTGAAATGCCAGTAGAGTTAAAAAAAAAAGACGATACTACGGCATTACCTTCGGCTCTTGGTTCCTCGGTTTCGTCCGTATCAGCTGAAGCAACTCCTGAAATGGCTAAGTTCGGGTATCAGCCCGGAAAGCCTTTGCCTCAACAAATACCATCTATTCAACCTGAACAGCCTACAAAACCAAAGTATACTGAAGAGGTAATGTTTGGACCAATGGGCATCTCTGGTGTTAAAACTACTGGAGAGGCTCCTGAATTTATAGGTAAGAGTATCCCTAAGGTTATTGGAGAGATAGGTAAAGTTTTAGCTAAAGGAGTTGTCAAGTCCCCAGCAAGCGTCTTAGAGACTGTTGCAATAGCTTCCGCTGCTGCACGAAACATAGCTGCAAAGACAGGTATAGTTGATGAGACTTCTGCGCTTGATATATCCGTTCCAATCGGAGCAGCTAATGTTAATTTTTACCAAGCTGCTGGTGAGTGGAAAGATTTAGTAAATGATTTTGTCCCAACAGATAAAGATATTGAGTCTGGATTTTGGGGACAGACAGCCAATGCTTTAGGTGAAATGATTCCTGTACTACTTACTGGATTAATTTCAGGAGGCGCTAAAGCTATTGTTAAGGAAGCAGGTAAGAAGGGCGTTTCAATGCAGGCTGTTGCTAACTATGGTAAAAACGTAGTGTCTCGAATAGGAACTCCTCAGGGAGTTTTAACTATTTCACAGGTAGCTGCACCATCATACGAACAAGCAAAACTAGAAGGGGCCACAGAGAATGAGGCACTTGGATATGCAATTCAAAATGCAGTGATGACTTTCCCTCTGGAGATGTTGCCAGTAAATAATTTATTCAAGAGATTGGATAATGCTTTAGTTGGTAATAAAGGAGTTGAAGTATTAAAGAGAGCAGTGATTGGTGGCGGTGAAGAATTTATCACTGAAGGTGTTCAAGCTGTTTATGAGAACGTAACAGCAGATGCTATATATGGCTCCACCAGAAGCTTCTTAGATGGTGTAGGGGAGTCTGCTGCTGTAGGCGGTACAGTAGGTGCAATTATGAACGGTGTGCTTACAGCGTTGCTAGGAAGAAGAGCTAGAGCTACATCTAATAAGGAGATTGAGGAGATTGATAAATCAATTAAAGATGTAGAGCAGAAGATAGCTCAGGTTGATTCTAATAATGAATCTTTAAAAGAGACTGTAAAAGTTCTTGAGGAGACTAAACCTAGAGTACTTTCCTATGGTAGCGCTAACTATAACTTTATTGAATCCCCTAAGGGTGATTTAGAATATGCTGATGATGCACTCACTGAGCAGCAAGCTCAGGGTATCATTGGCAACCTTACAAATTCATACAAGAAGATTGATTTTCAAATAGAAGAAGTAGAGCCTGAAGACCCATATCAGCCTACTACTTATAAAATTATTGGTAAGCCTAAAGCCATACAACAAGAAGCGGTAGTAGAGTCAGGATTAACACCTGTAGAGAGGACTCAACAGATAGAAACCCTAGAGCTTGAGTTGAAGGCTGATGACAATATTTCTAAGCGAGGAGGAGATGCATTAAATTATCTTGAAAGATTAGCATTAGAAGAAGAATTACAAACCTTAAAAGCAGAACAAGATGCCATTCAAAAGCAAGCAGCAGGTCAAATACCTGTTCAGCCAACAGCCACAGTTGGCCAAGAAGTGGAGGGAGGAGAACCCCAAGCAGAACCTCAAGTCATTACCGAAGCGGGTGTCCAAGAAGAAGTAATTGCTACACCATTAATTAGTGTAGAAAATACTACTAAAGCACTTCAAAATATTGCAAAAGAAACTCCAGAAAAAGTAGAAAAAATACTTGGTGAGGATATTGTTTATCACGGTACTAAAAAAGATTTTGATGAATTCGATGAGAATAAAATTGGTGGTACCGATGATGGTTGGTATGGGAAAGGATTTTATTTTCACTCTGACAGAGATAGAGGAGGATATGGAGACATTGTAAAGGCAGCAAAAATAGATTTAAAAAATCCAATTGTGTTACCTGTTGAAGATTCAGGACAATACTTGTATGATATAGTAGGACAAGAAGCAAAGCTTGATGAATCATTTAGAGATGAAGGAAGTCAAAATATAATAAGGGAAATAGGCTCAGATAACTTTACTAAAATTGCTAAGAAATTAGGATATGATGGTGTTATTGTAAATTATGCACAAGGCACACAAGAAGTTGTAGCCTTTGATAAAAATAGCATTAAACAATCAAATCCAAAAACTATTTCTGAAGCATATCATAAAGCTAAAGCAGATGGTAGTAATCCTGAGTTAGTTCAATCAGTTGAAAAATTAGTATCTCCAGCTCCTGCTAAAGAAAAAGTAACACCATTACAAACAACTAAACAAGATACAAATGAAGCTATACCGACTGAGCGGGTACAGCCCGAACTACGGACTGTTCAACCCGAGACCAAAGCCACAACTAAGCCAGCAGAACCTAAAGGACCTGCACGAGTCTCTTCAAAAAGAGAACAAGTCAAAAGCTCCATCCAGAGAATCGCAAAGACAGGACTCCTCCGCTCCGCAGAAACAGGGAAGCAAACAATAACCGAGCAGGAGATTGATGCCCAGATGGCATTGACAGACGCTATGGCTAGAGTTTGGCAGGAGACATCAGGCAAGGATAACTTTTACGAAACCTTTTTTGAAGACGTAAAGGAGGGAGATATTGATGCCATCAGACAAAAGGGTGGTGCTCTATTCCAAAGCACTGAGCTGCCTCAGCTTCCTGTTACCAGAGTTACTTTAGCTGTGTTTGAGCTTCCTGAGTTTCAGAAGATGAAAGGCAATATGGTAGCTCCTCAAGCTGTGAGCGACCTAATGAAGTCTCGTGGCAAGCAAATTGAAAAGGACATTATAAATACTGTCCTGTCCTACGATAAGTACCAAGGCCAGAAGAGAATATCTTTCGATGACTTCAAGGATGATGTTGAGACTCAGCTAATGAAGCTAGAGCGTATTGATACAAACACATACGCTTCTTATGGTATGGATAATCTTGGTGATGAGCAAAACTATGGGACAGCTCAGACCATTATATTCAATAGCCCTATTGACCATGGTCAGTTTGGTCACTT